TGCTCCGAGGCTGGCTCCTCCACCGCTTCCTCCGGAGGCGTCTCGTCCTGCTGCTCCGAGGCTGGCTCCTCCACCGCTTCCTCCGGAGGCGTCTCGTCCTGCTGCTCCGAGGCTGGCTCCTCCACCGCTTCCTCCGGAGGCGTCTCGTCCTGCTGCTCCGAGGCTGGCTCCTCCACCGCTTCCTCCGGAGGCGTCTCGTCCTGCTGCTCCGTGACCACGCTTTTGATCAGATTGGGGTTTAGGATCACCACCGGATTCATATCCGCCTTGTGGACCATAGACTGTACATCGGCACCGTACACCGCGTAACGTAGCTTTTCGATCTCGGCACGCACCGCAGGGAAATGTTTGGACGGAGAAATGATGGGAATGTCGTTGGATCGTATGAAATGTTTCAGCACATCTTGCCCTCCACATTTCCAATCGTGAAATATGTCGTGTATGAACACGGTTTTAGACTTTCCCATCATACGAGGGAGCACTTTGTTGCAATACTTCGTAGCGAACGAAGCGGAATGATCACAATCGATGAACATGAAATCGATTTCGTCATAGTTCCATCTGTCGAACTGCTCAGTCACATCCCCAAGGACGAACTCGAATCGCGATACATCTATCTTGCTATTTTTCAACGAGTAAGCGATGTGGTTCACTATGTCGTAGGATGTGCATGTTCCGTGTTGATTTTTGTTCAGCGCCGCGAGGATATGAAATGTAGACCATCCGTAATCCGGTGCGAATTCCACCATCTTGGTCGGTTTCAGCTCTCGAATGTACATGTAGAGCAACTCCGACTCAATGTCGTCGAAAGCGACCTTTTTGAAATATTTTTTCTTCGCTTTTTTCTCCGCTTTCAATTCGATCAACTCGTGCGAGTATTTTTCGTACAGATAGCGTATCGTTTCCATAATATTTATGTGATTTGATATTTTAAAAAATAATTTTTGATCGAATGTGTTTGCGCGTATCCATCTAGTACACATTAATGTGTTTATAATTAGCTATGCATTCGTACGAATGCGATAAGTGCAACAAAGTGTTTAAATCGTCCCGATATCTTAATGCGCATGATCGAGTGTGTCGTGGGGTGCATACACTCGCGTGTTCCACATGTTTCAAAACGTTCGCGAGCGTGCAATCGAGGTGTAATCACGAGAAGAGAGCCCGGTGCGGTTTGTCGAAAGAACCCATCAAAGAAAACTTAGCGTGCGCTATTTGTGGCAAAGAGTTCACGTCTAAGGCGGGATTGCGGTATCATCAAACGCGTGTCGATTGTCGGGACACGCGATCGTACACCTGCGAGTTGTGTAACAAAACGTTTCAAAGTCGGCAAGCATTGTGGAATCATAGACATCGAAAGGCGTGTGCCGCAAAACCCGTAACCGAGCGAAGACAACCCACCTGTGACAGATGCTTCAAGGTGTTCGCTTCTAGACAGTCTTTGTGCAACCATCGAAAACGAGGGTGTTCGTCGACACTCGTAACAAGCAACGAGTTCGACAAAGTATTGGACGATGTGGTGTACGACGACGAGTACGTCGATCGCATGGACCGAATCGTGAACACGGGGAAGTACGGGGTAGTGGAGTGCATCGAAAGGCTGTGGTTTATGAAAACGATGTCGATACGCAAACGTCGAAAGAACGACGAGTTCGTGGAGATATACGAAGCCGGCAAGTGGGAGACTCGTGTGTTCGCGGACGTGTTTCCAAACATGATGAAAAAAATTGAACGATATCACGATCATTATTTTGATCGGATACGTGCGAATTGGAGCGGGTTGACTCCGCGTGCGAAACAAAAGCGATTGTACGTGTTGCGGTGTTATGGTCACGGGATGCTTTGGTACGGTTGGACCGGCCAGAGTATTGAAAAAATAGGCACTTATCTAAACGAACCGGACGATGAGCCTGAACGTAAGAGACGAGTGCGTGTCATGTCTAAGTTGTTTATGGAGAAAATCTACCATCTTTCTCGGTCGATGCGCGCGTTGTAGCCGCTCGCTGCGCGAGCGAGACGATTTGTATTTGGCGAACAATCGTCGTTTCTGCTCTTCGAAATGTAGAGAGGTGTATCTTCATGCGGAGAACGAGAACGTGTAATGCGACTCGTCCAACTTCTTGGCGGTGCCGCGCAGCTGCAACACTCCGGTGCTTTCGTACATGGCCGCGTCGAACAGTTCTCCGGTGCTGGACACGTACAGGAAACGTCGGATCGGCATCGGGCGTTTGATGGTAAGCACGTACACCGTTTTTCCTTGTACGATCTGCGTTTTGCGGGATCGGGAGAAATCCTTCTCGATCTGTAGGGTGTAGGCTCGGGCCACCGTTCCGGTGTGTGCCGGGATCGGGAAGGTGTAGCATCCCACTTTCGGATTGTGCAGCGCGCAATCCACCGCCGCCTGCTGCAGACTGCGGAGGAACTGAGATACGATGCGGTGCTTACGGGCTGCGATGTCCGCGATGTGTTCGTCGGTCGTTAGGTTGTTGTCGTACATGAACGTGACTTGGGTGGTCCGCTTGCGCTGCACATCCGAGAAGCGCATCTTGTAGATGAATACGGTGAAGTTACGATCCTCTGTGGGTAGCGCAATGTGACTGTTCATGCGACGCGCGCGCCCGATGACCTGATCCACACGATTGTGATTCCAAAAAGGCTCCACCACGTGAACCTGCCGCACGTTCTTCAAGGAGATGCCCTCCGCGCCGGATTGGGTGATGAACATCACCTTCACCGTTTCACCACGAAGGTTCGTACGCATCCTCAGAGTCTTCGCGATGTTTTTAGGAAGTTTGTCGAAGTCGTTGTTGAAAATGTTCAAAATGATGGTGTTGTACTCCACACGCTGTTCACTCGTCAAGTTATCGTCTGACTTGAAGCGAACGTAGCACGGCTTGTCGGGGTCGTAACGGATGCTCCATCGGTCGTCGGAATCGTACGTGAGTTTGAGTTCCGCGAAGCCTCTCGCTTCCAGACATTTCGCCAGCAAGCCCACCCCTTCCACACGACGAAACTGAGAGTATATCAAACAAGGTCCGGGCGAGTCTTCCACTCGTTTCATTACGCGTTCGAACTTGGGCGAATAGGTGGACAGCTCCGTTGCCAAGGTGTCCTGCTCCGCCACCTGCGCGACCAAACGATCCAGCTTGCGAGTGTACGTGCTGTCCTCGTCGCCATCGTTCACGTCCTCGTCGCGCGGTCGTGGACGCACCAACTCTTTCGGAAACACGAAATTGCAGATCGCGCGCGTGTACGCTTTGTACACCGTCGTGGGTTTTTCGAACGGGTTCTTTTTACTGACCTTTTGTCTCTTGGCGTTCAGCTCCAATTTCAACTCGTCTTTTCGCGCCATCGTGTAGCGCTCGTACTGATACTCGGACATCTCTACGAACTCTTCGGAGATGTTCATCTTCGGATACAGGCGAGGATCGTCGTTGACGAAATACGAGACTGCGCCCAACGCGCGTCGGGTGAACATGTCCGCGCTGTTCATAACATCATCCTGTACGAACAGTTTCGAGAAAGCGCTCTCGTTATTCGGAAACGCTAGATGGTCCTCCGCGTTTCCTTCGCTTACCTTGGGATCGATTTTACGTAACGTTTTGTGGACGTTTTCCACGATTTTATCATCTGTAAGTGCGCGAGTCTCGCGCACAACGGCGCCTTTTCGTCGCACTCCGAATCCTTCGGGTGCGGTGGTGACAGTCGCGCGGATCTTTCGTCCGTCCGTTTCGACCGTGTACCATGTCACTCCGGCGACCCCCGCCAACGCGGTCTCCACCCGTTTGGACAACTTCACGTCGGAAGAGCTGAATTCGAACGTATGAGATCGTTCATGTCCCTTGACCAAGTTCACCAACAGTGCGATTTCGAACGGATGGTTGATGATAGGGGTACCGGAGAGGAGCACCACACGGGCGTCTCGCGCGGTGAGGACGAGGTTGTACAGAGCGCTCTTGATGCGCGCTCGATTCGCGACGCCTGACACTAAGTTGTGCACCTCGTCTACGATGATCACTTTGCCGTCGAAGGGGTTGACTTTTCCGTTCTTGGTGAGTTCCTTGAGCTTGTTGGTGTTGACGCCGTTGTAGTGGATGAATTGATAGGTGTTCTCTATGATGTCGGCGATTTGAGCGTCGATCTGCGCCGCCCGATTGGGTGGAATCTCGTGAAAATTGGAAGGGCGCCCGGACTTCGCGATCCACACCCCCTTGTGTTTCTCCCGCAGACTCGGAGAGAGATGGGGGATTGTTTTTTGGGTTGAAAAGCTCCAATACATCAGCTCCTTCACGAACTCCTCTCGGCCGCATTTTCGAATCTCGTTGATATAGTTGGTACGCAAAGACGCCGGAAGCAGCACCGCCACTTCACGTTCGGACAGCAACGCTTCCGCCACCGCGATCGAGCTGCACGTTTTCCCTACACCTAGCCCGTGGTACAACAACAGACCTCGATACGGGCTCTCGTGCTGCAGATAGTCGCGAACGAATTCTTGGTGTGGAAAAAGAGAGAACGCGCTCGTTTCCCTAGTCGTATCTCGATTCACGGTGCGATGTTTCACGAAGGTCTGCGTAATCCAACCGGGAAACTCCGTGCTTGTGGGTAATACCCAACTATCCAACTTCGACATGAGGAACTCACCTTCCGCTCTATTTATATTATGTACGTATAAATTCGTGCAACCGTTGCATCGATTCGATTTCGGGAAGCCCCAAAACCACCGACTCGCCGTCGCACAGCTTTCGCCAACCGTGGCAATGATAGTGTTTCAACGCGTCGTCACCGATGCACAATTTCAAGGTTTCGCCCCAAAAACAAGCCTCGTCCGAAAAACTTGACATCGACGTGCCTAAAATAAGATCGCACCGGCTCATTGCGATGATATCCGTCAGTGCGTCCGCGATACCCTCTGCAGAGTCGCGTTGTTGTACCATGGAGTTGCGATACCACAAGTGTCCTGTTGGTAATACCTCTTTCAACGCTTCGTACGCTTTGTTGGTGTTGGAACACAGTAGAAAATGCAACTGCGGATTTTGACGTCTCATTGTTCGGACTCGCTCCACAAAAAGATGCAGAGGGGAGACTTGAGAGAAGTCGCGACCGTCCGCGGCGTCGTAACGAGGTATAAAATCTCGAAAGTGGATCGCGACACACGGAGCCGGGGGGGTAAGGACATGTTGTTGGATCGAGTCTTTCGGAACGAACGTACCGTAGAACGCGCATTTGCGCGCGATGAACTCGTCTTCCGTCATATGCGGGTGTCTGAACTCGTGACCTCCTCGAATAACCAAGAAATCGTACGCGTTGAGGGGAAGGTTCTCTTGAAGCAAACTGTTGGTGTGTACGTTGGGTTTGTACAGATACGTCTTGGAGGCCACGTCGGTGTCGATATTGATGGTAGGGATACGAGGCGAGTCGAACAAACTGTCGAACGTACAATTGCAAGCCGGCTCCGGGACCCACACCATATGCAAGGTGGTGTTCATGAAATCAGCGAGGACTCGTGCAGATGCGATGGCTCGCAATCGATTCGCGAGTCCTTGTGTAGGTATCACCACTATTCGCATCGAACAAATCTATTGACTTTTGTGTGAAAAAAAGTGGTTCCACGGATCCGCGCGAGTTCAGCAGATTCGCAGCAAGGTGTGGTTCTTTTCAATTTCAAACGAACTTGTTAAAATGGGATACTGATCCGGATTATGCATTCGAACGCTTGTTCGCGCTTTGTCTAACAGATCGAAGATCTTGACGAAGGGCCCCTCCTGATTCAGAATGTCTAACAAGGAGGTGGTGAGGATCCCGGTGACATTGTTGCCGGACAACTCTCGCTCTTGCGACTTCTCCGTGTCTCGGCATCCGGAGAACGTGATCACTTTCGCGGAAATGGACTCGGTGCGAGACACTATTCGCGGCGCCTCTCGCCGTTCGTACATGAAATTCAGGTCGGTGATGCTCCCGGAATGGCAGCAGTCGAACGTGCATATCACTTGGGTACTTTCGTGCACTTTGGAAAACGCGTACCGAAAAAAATCGTCTCGTAGCACACCATGACGATCCGCGTCTCCCGGTACGATGCACTCGTCGTACCCGTCCTCTTCGTCTCGGTCGAGGTCCGGTTTGCGAGTGGCGTGTCCGCTGAAGTGGATCCATAGATTCGTGATACGACGGGTGTGCGTGTCGCGGATCTTGCTCATGATACGTCGCACAATCTCACGACCGTACACGTCGTAAGCGTCCGTTTCGTCCGTGTACGTTTCGACCTCGTCGAATTTCAAGGTGTCTTTGAGCAAAGTGGTCATATTTTTCGCGTCGTTGATACAGCCGCGCAATCGGTAGGATTCCATCTCGTGGTAGTTGATCCCGAAAACGAGTCCTACCGAAGTCATTTTGTTGATCGTAACAAAAAAATAGAGTGGAATTGTACTCATATCGTTTCGAATGGGAAAGTATCGGATTCGGACACATCTATTGTACTATAATCCGGATAAACAGATAGAGTGCCGTAGTCGATATCCTCTGTGCTTACGGGTATATTGTTCGCTCGCAAACAAAGACTGATAGAATCGATGTTAGTATTGGTTTTCACGTACAACAAGTTGTTGGACGCGTGTAGCACTTGGTACGTTTTTGCGTGATATTGAGAGAATCGGCAAGGACGATCCTTGTAGAACTCGACGTTCGTCGACTCTAGTTTGAAGTAGAACTCGTCCGTTGGTGACGAATAATTAAAATCGTACACGCGGTACACTCCCGAATAATGGTTGTAGTCCAACTCGATGTCACTACTGTACGCTATCGGAGTGTCGAAATCGACCGAGTTGTAATGTAAACTCATCGATGCGAGTGTCGGTGGTGTAATGGTATCGCCTATCGTTTCCGTAAAAGAGGATTCTTCGGTCCTTCCGAAGTCCGCGTCAAGGCGAATGTCGAACTGATTGTGGTGGATGATGTTGGAGAAACCGTAGTAGGTGATCCCGCGAATCAAGTCGCTCACGGTCGTGTCGTCGGTTTGCAGCAAGGACTCCCTAAACCCGTCGCATCGGAACAGATCGACGGTGTCCTTTCGAACACGAACCTTCTCCTCTTGGTTGTCCGTCGTCAAGGTGAGCTCGGAGGCGTTGGTCGAACTCGTTAGAAACTCACCGATCGTAAACAACTCGTGGTACAACCCCGACGTCGTGTTGGTCGTATCAGAGTGTAATTGAACGGTGATCAAATCGGACGCGTAATCATGCGTACTATCTTCGTAATCGTTGTTCGAGTTGAACCAGTAAAGAGCGTCGGTGACGATACAATCAGTTGTCGTTTTCGTCAGTTCCAAATTCGGTAGAGTCAACTCCTCGTAATCCGTATTGAACAAGAACCCTCGATACAAAACCAAATACAGCTCGTCGATATCGTTCAGTTTGTCTGTCGTCGTTACTTTTTCGGTGTCGTTGTGTTCAAAGAGGTATTTCGATTCGTAGGTTGGTGCTGCGGGTAGAGTAGCTGCAACGTCAATACTAGTCGTGTATTTTTCGGGATACGTTGCAACCGTTACGTCTGTCACCGCTTTAATTGGTAAATCATGTAAAAATAGCATTTGATTTAGTGCGCTATCGGACAACATATTGTGTCCTATGTGTTGATGTCGTTTGTCTACATGCCATTCGATATGCCATTCGAACGTTTCGTTCATGGTAATCATGATATCGGAAAAATAGGTGTAGGAAGAGACATCGAATTGAGTTACATTCTGAGAGGTTTGGAGTGTGTATTTAAGATATTTAAGGTTTTGTAATTTGCTGTTAGTCGAAGTAACGTTGAATATGTAGTAATAATTCGGAATCAAATATTCGTTGACAATATCATTACCTTGCCAATATGTGATCATATTGTTAATGATTTCATCTTTAAAAGCCCCTTCTATACATCCTTTGTAATAGCGTGTTTCGAACAAATTGAGCGAAGCATAATCAGAATTCTGTGATCCGTCTCTTGAATGGGATCTCGTGGCACTGTAATACCAAGTTTCATCTCCTACTACTCCATTATCTAGAGAAGTTATCGAACTTCCTAGTTCTTCCAAGTTAGTTTCAAAACTGTGGGTAATTGTTTGTACGATGCTTGCGGATGTAAACTTATATAATTGAAACGTAATTTCAAAACTTATATGTTCTTCAATTTCTTTTACAGATACGAATGCTAAGTAAGTATGTTCATCTGCATCATCACTAAAGTTAAATGTTATCCCATTACCTGCACTTGCATAAATAGTCATAGCCAATTGAGATCCAATTTTATTTCCATTTGCTTCTCGGCTAATAGATAAAAATCCTCCATATCCACCAACCCCCGTGAATACTGACCATTCATCGTTGGTTGGATCAGGATTACCATAATTATTAAAAACTACTAATGTCGTTGCACCAAAGGGTGTACCGTAAATACCCTGATTATATGATCCTATTTCATACCCAACTCCCGTATTTCTGTAATGTAGACCTTTGCGATAATTAACTCCATATATATTTATTTCGGAACTAAAAGTGGCTGCCATAACTGTGGCATGAAACTTCTCCATATCATCACCATTTGCTAAATTTTTCATAGATGTGATCTTTCCATCTGCATCCAATGCGGCGGTGTCGTCCTTATCGTAACTCACTTGAACCAATAAGTCAATTTCATAATCTATTGATGACGTTGACAATGTGGGTTCGCTACCGGCCACTACGCCGGTGCGGAGGGTGTCCAATCGAGTGTGGAAGTGCAAGGTGCGATCCTCGAACGAATGGTTCGGAATGGTGGTGATGTTGTCCGATAAAGGGTCTAACACGATATCGCTTTGCATGTCGTCGATATCTTCTTTTTTCAACATATGCAGCTGTAAATCCAAGTCGCTCTCCATGCTTTCTTCTCCGGTCAATACGTCCACAAAACAGTTGGACACGCATCGAAGAAACACACCGAACTCCTCCGTAGTGAGGATCGACGCATTCGCGTTTTCTAAAGGATGATAGACTCGCATCGACAAGATATCGGTGTAGTCGCTCTCGAACTGGGTCTCGTTTGGATTGCTTACGAACAAACCGTCAAAGTGACTCTCGTCTTTGGCGAAATCGTTGTGATATATCATACTTTGATCGACTCCAAAATCATATTGCGATAGCGCGTAGGTTGACATTTGGGGCGGATACAAAGTGCGGTGCAGGAACAAGTGCTTCAAGGTTTTTCTGTGGACGAAATCGGACGTTTTCATACGTATTTTGATCACGTAGTTTCGATACTTGGTCGACGACGGGTTCAGATTGTCGTCTCGCCATTGAAGCCCGAAGACTTTTTCACCGCGATCCTCTATTTGGTTGGTTTTGCGTCCCACATACGTGTCTAGCGTTTTCTCGAGGGTTTCTTGAACGTCTTTAACGTACAACGTGTATGGTGTCTTGTCGTCGAACAAAATTACTTTGAATAGTTGTAAACGAGTGCGAAGATAGTTGCGAAGAGCAGGATTTTGTAAATCGTCTATGTTCTCCAATCCGATCCTCAAACAAAACTCCCCTGGAAATTCGTTCCATCGCGTCGTGGTTCGATTATCGGTATTATTTTGATCTATTCCAAGGTACACCGTTCGCGCCTCTTCGATCGAGAATTCGACACTCGGGGTAAACATGGTATCGGCATCGAATCCGGTGACGTACACGAATCCGTCGAAATTCAAGAACCGCTGATTCGTTTGGGTTTGAATCGTTGAGACGAAACGGAACGACCTCGGTGCGCAGTCGTCAAACGAATGCAGTTTGGTGTTGATCAACCAATCGTTCATGTCGACGTTTCGAACGTTGTCTCCGAAGAGAGAAGCGACGAAACTGGTGGAGGGAATGTCTACACTATCAAGATACTCTACCGCATGGTTCGAGAATCCATAAAACCAACTTTCCGGATCCATGATGGCGTGGTAAGTGTCCATTTGCTCGTTGTATATGGACAACCACTCGAGATATTCTTCGTTGCACGGTGAAAAGTCGTTGCACGGTGAAAAGTCGTTGCACGGTGAAAAGTCGTTGCACGGTGAAAAGTCGTTGCACGGTGAAAAGTCGTTGCATGGAGAAACGTACGTGTATTCGTCTAACAAGTTAGGGTACGTTTGGATCGCTGTCAGTTCGTCCAAGGTGTATCTTCCTCCGATGATATATGTGGAGCTCGTTGTGTCGTAACGAAGGATGGTGGCATCGCCCGTTGCGAATTCGTTGAAACTTCGAACGTAGTCCGACGTTTGGATCGCATGCGCGTAAAACGTGTACAAGGTATCGAAGTCCGTTCTTAGGATGTTGTCGTAATCCAATTTCAATTGTTGTAACATGGAAAGATACGCGTAGTTTCGTATGGACTGCAAGTTCTCTTGAGAGACGAACACGTGTTCGGAGATACCGTCTTCGGTAGTGGAACAATGCAAGGACGCGATGTTGTTCAGACGTACTTTGGTCATCACATACTCGATGTTGTAGTCCGGCATCGCCAAAAGTGTCGAAGATTCGAGAACTGTATCGGAGGAGTGGAGTTCGACCGTCGGTCGACGACCGTCGGTCATCGTATCCGGAAACACACGCGTCCGTATGTCCAATACGCGCTCGGTCAACAGGGTGGGGAATCGGTTGCGTGCGCCGTTCGCACTCACGAGCGACGGTGGAGATTCGCCACTTAGATTAGGAATCGCGACGATCGAGTCGCTACGAGCGACGCACAAATCGTGCATGTATATCAGACGGGTGAACAACAGCGGAAAGGTCGGTAAGGCACCGTCTTTCATCCAGTGATAATGCATCGATCTGAGCAGCAGCACGGTGAAGAGCATGACGTTTTCGCCACCGTCGAGTCCGTCCGTAGCACCGCTTACGTTTTTCACGAGCTTGTCGAACTTGTCGCTGATCGCTTTGTCGTACCATTCGTTGGAGGCTCCGTCGGTTAGATCGGTGTCCCACGGAATCATGAAGGATCCCACGCCGTCGATAGGTTCGTCCTCGTACGCCGCGGCTAACATGAACACGTCCGCAGACACATGGATCTCCGGTTCCGGGTTGTGCAGGTAGGGACGCAAAAAATTTTGATCGTTATATTGGTATTTTAATCGTCCCATTTTGCTAGAGCGCGGGGAGTCCACCGTGACCACCACGTGCATGTGCGAGGGGATGTACTTTAAAAACGATCGGAACCCCCTGTCCGTGACGCCGTAATCATTGAATAAGAAACTCGAAGCACCTTCAAACTCCGAGTATCTGCATATCATGTGGAACCATACATTGGTGGCGGTGTTGTCTTCACTGCGAATCTTCTCCATGATTTTGGACAAAAAATCATTCAAATCATCTAATGAGTTATCCTCCCTATATAGAGATGCGAAGGTGTGTATGTTAAGGTCGTCAAGGAATGGAGCGGTGGCTTTTTTGAAAAACTTTTCGTGATCAAATCCAAATTCAATATCAAATCCTGTTCCATCGGTGTATATATTCGCATCGATGAGCAAAAAACACAATATGTTCGGTCGTTCGCCCATATATGTAGAATGTCTCCTCAAGAGTGTTTAAATTCACGGTACAAAAAAATCAACGAGCATGTTCGATAACGTTATATCGTTTCGAACGAAAACGTGTCCGATTCGCAATAATGATCGTCCCCATCATGATCCGGATAAATGGACAGCGTCCCATAGTTGACATCATAGATGCTCACAGGTAGAGTGTTCGTTCGTAGGCACAAATGCACAGTGTTCACCGCAACCTCTGTTTTCACATGCAACAAGTTGCTGGACGCGTGTAACACTTGAAACGCTCGAGTGTTTTCGGAGAACCGACAGGGTCGATCCTTGTAGAACTCGACGTTCGTCGAGTCTAGTTTGAAGCAGAACTCGTCGGTTGGCGACGACGAATAATCGAAATCGTACACGCGGTACACTCCCGAATAATGGTTGTAGTCCAACTCGATGTCACCGATGTACGTTATCGGGGTGTCGAAATCGACCAAGTTGGAATGTAAACTCATCGATGTGAGTGTCAGTGGTGTAATGGTATCGCCTATCGTTTCCGTAAAAGAGACTTCTTCGATCCTTCCGAAGTCCGCGTCAAGGCGAATGTCGAACTGATTGTGGTGGATGATGTTGGAGAAACCGTAGTAAGTGATTCCGCGAATCAAGTCGCTTACGGTCGTGTCGTCGGTTTGCAGCAAAGACTTCTTGAATCCGTCGCATCGGAACAGATCGACGGCGTCCTTTCGAACACGAACCTTCTCCTGCTCCTGTTGATCGCCAGTCGAAGTCAAAGTGACCTCGGAGTTGTTGGTCGAACTCGTTAGAAACTCACCGATCGTAAACAACTCGTGGTACAACTCCGACGTCGTGTTGGGCGTATCAGAGTGTAATTGAATGTCGATCGAATCCGACTCGTAATCAATTTGAATATTCGAGTAGTCGTTGTACACGTCGTAGAGCGCGTTCGTAGTGATACATCCTACGCTATTTGTCGCGAGCTGAACATAATTCGGTAGCTCTAAGGGTGTCGCGTCAGAGTTGAACATGTAGCAGCGGTACGTAACCAAATACAGCTCGCTGATATCGTTCAGTTTGTCGGTTGTTGTCACTTTTTCGGCGGTGTTGTGCTCAAAGAGGTATTTCGATTCGTAGGTTGGTGGTGTGGGCGCGGTGTCTTCAACGGTGATTGTATTTTCAACCTCATTATTGTAAGTTAGGGTTTGTGGGTCGATCATAAAACTATCCTGTACATTGTTCAAAAATACCATTGCATTACTATTAGCGGACGTTACCACGTTATATTTCATATGTTGATAACGTTTGTCTACATGCCATTCTAGTATCATGTTATCATCGTTAACATTGATTACAATGTCCGAAAAGTATGTATACGAAGATACGTTGAACACGGTAAGATCATTTTCAGAAGGAAAATTGAATTGATATTTGAGATATTTCAAATATTGTGACGATGAGGATGATGTTTCGAAGTAGACATATATGTCGTCATCAATTGTAGGTTCGCTACCGGCCACTACGCCGGTGTCCACTCGAGTGTGGAGGGTGTCCAATCGAGTGCGGAGGGTGTCCAATCGAGTGTGGAGGGTGTCCAATCGAGTGTGGAAGTGCAAGGTGCGATCCTCGAACGAATGGTTCGGAATGGTGGTGATGTTCCCTAAAGTAAATATATCGGAATCGAGGGTCGCCACGTCCTCCTTCTTCAACATATGCAGCTGGAAATCCAAATCGTCCTCCATGTTCTCCTCGTCGGTTCGTATGTCTACAAAGCAGTTGGACACGCATCGGAGATAAACGCCGAACTCCTCCGTAGTCAATATCGAGGCGTCCGGATTGGTTAGAGGATAGGACACCTCCATCGTCAGTACGTCCGTGTAGTCATCTTCGAATAAGGTGCTCTCCGGATTGCTCACGAACCACTGATCGTAATGAGTGGGGTCTTTGACAAACTGGTTATGATATTTGAAGTTCGTGTCGTCTTGCGACAACGCGTAGGTCGATCCTCGAGGTGGCGTCAACACGCAGTGCAGGAACAAATGTTTCAGAGTTTTTCGATAGACGAACTCCGACGTCTTGAGTCGTATCTTGATGGCATACTTACGATGCTTGTTCGACGACGGGCTCAGATTGTCGTCGCGCCATTGGAGACGGAAGACTTTCCCCCCGCGTGGTTCCGTCACGTCGTCTTTTCGTCGAATGTACGTGTCGAACATGTTTCCGAGATTTTGGTGAATGTTCCTCACGAACAACGACAGATCCGCACTTTGGTAGTTGAAAACGGTCACCTTGAAAAATTGTAAGTTGGTACGAAGGTAGTTGCGAACGGAGGGATCCTGTATGTTCTCCACGTGTTTCAATCCGAGCTTCAAACAAAACTCCTCCGGAAATTGGTACCATCGTGTCGCCGTTTCGGTCGTTACGCTATCGTCTTGATCAACCCCGAGATACATCGTTCGCTCCTCTTCGATGGAATATTCGATCTTCGGACTGAACATGGTGTTTAGATCGAACCCGGTGACGTACACAAATCCGTCGAAACTGAGAAATCGCTGTGTGTTCATCTGAGTTTGAATCGTCGAAACGAGTCGGAACGACATCGGCACGCATTCGTCGAACGAGTGCAGTTTCGTGTTGATGGACCAGTCGTGCATGCTTCTGTTTTCGATGCTTTCTCCCAAGATAGAAGCGATGTGGCTAGTGGAAGGGATCTCTTTGTGATGGAGATAGGATACCATATGGTTTGAGAATCCGTGAAACCAAAGTTCCGGAGCCACAACGTCGCCGTATATATCTATTTGTTCGTTGTATATGGACAACCATGTGTTGTACGCTTCGTACAGGTCGTTGCACGGTGAATAGTCGTTGCATAATGTGAAATCGTTGCATAATGTGAAATCGTTGCATAATGTGAAATCGTTGCACGGTGAAAAAAAGTCGTCGGGAGAAACGTACGCGTATTCGTCGAATAGGGTGGAATAAGAACCGATACTCTCGAACTCGTCTAACGTGTATCTTCCACCGATGCTGTATGTAGAGTATTCTTGATTGTAATCAAGAATGTTCGTGTCTTCATCGGTTGCGAATTGATTAAAATCGTAAACGTATCCTAGCATCTCGATGGCGTTCGCATAAAAGGTGCGCAGCGTGTGAAAATCGTTTCGAGTAATGTTATTGTAATCCAGATCCAATCGTTTCAACATGTGAAACGACGCGTAGTTACGTATGGCTTGTAGGTCCTCCGAAGATACGATCACGTGACTCGGCGCGCCTTCTTCCGTGGTCGAACAATGCAGCGACGTGATTTTGTCCAAACGCACTTTGGTCATCAGGTAGTCGATTTCGCTGTTCGACATCGCCAAATACATCGGGGACTGAGCGAGCATGTCGTTCGTATCGGAAAAGTTGAATTCGGTGGGTTCGTCGATCGTGATGTTCGGAAACACACGCGTGCGTATGTCCAACACGCGCTCGGTTAACAGAACGGGCAATCGGTTGCGCGTGCCGTTTGCACTCACGAACGAGGGTGAAGACTCGCCACTCAAATTAAGAATCGCGACGATCGAGTCGCTACGAGCAACGCACAAATCGTGCATGTACAACAGGCGTGTGTGCAACACCAAAAAAGACGGCAAGGCTCCGTCTTTCATCCAGTGATAATGCATCGATCTGAGCAACAGCACGGTGAAGAGCATGATATTTTCACCTCCGTCGAGTCCGTCCGTAATACCGTCTCCGTTTTTCACAAGCCTGTCGAACTCGTCACTGATTGCTTTGTCGTACCGTTCGTCCGAGGCTCCGTCGGTTAGATCGGTGTCCCACGGAATCATGAAGGATCCCACGCCGACGATCGGTTCGTCCTCGTACGCCGCGGTAAGCAAGAACACGTTCGCGGGCACGTGGATGTCCGGCTCCGGGTTGTGCAAATAGGGGCGCAAGAAGTTACGACCGTTGTACAGGTACTTTAATTGTCCTAGTTTGCTAGAGCGCGGAGCGTCCACCGTGACCACCACGTGCATGTGCGAGGGGATGTACTTTAAAAACGATCGGAACCCCTTGTCCGTGACACCGTTATCGGCACTCGAGAAAACCGTATCGTGGAATAAGAAACTCGAAGTACCTTCGAATTCCGAGTATCTGCATATCATGTGGAACCATACGTTGGTGATCGTGTTTTCGGGAGCGCGTATCGTATCTAATACGGTTCGAAACGTGTTCTTCAAAGTTGAGGTTTGTATAGTCCGTATTGTATGCACGACGTTGACGAACGGGGAGGCGGCTTTTTTGAAAAACTTTTCGTGATTGTAAATCTCCATTTTTGTTTCAGCATCTATGTATATATCCGCGTCGATGAGCAAAAAACACAACATGTTCGACGGTTCGACCATTCCGTAAATAATAATCTCCGAAAGGTGTTTAAATTCACGGTACAAAAAAATCTACGAGCATTGCCAATGGTGAATCGATGCCTCGTGACTTCCGAGTTTAACAATCGTCCTCGTCGTCTTTGATGCTTGACGGCATGATCTGCTTGATTCCTTTCCACCCCATTTTTCCCGAAACCGTCGTCGCGTTTCCGTACGTTTTCGACAAGGTCTCTTGAAAGTCGCTGCGTCGGATGTTTCGACCCCGAATGTTGTCGTTGGTCAAGAATTCGCGGAACGTTGCGAACAGCTGCGCGACCGGAGTGAACGCGTTCTCTTCCACTCGCACGTAGTTCTCGCAAAACTCCGCAATGACGTCGTTCTTGCGCTGATACTCGTTCGTGTAAATATTGACCTTTTCGGGCACGGTGAGGCCATGTATCTTGTATTTTTGATGGTAGCGCAACAGAATCGTCATGAAAGTTTCGCGCCAAACCGAGAACTTCTGCGAAAGTTCGCGATCGATCTTGAACTCGTTGGGATTATTCGGATTGGGCGCTTCCAAGAACTTGGAGGTGAACTCCACGCGACGCACGCGTCGCCATGTGCCTCCGTCGTTCGCCGGCATCTCAGGCATGTGGTTGCACGTCAACACGCACGTGAACTGCGGTTTGAATTTGAAGGGATCCTTGTACAACCCGCGACATTGTAGGATGTCGCCACCGGTCATCTCCTTCATCACTCCTACGTTCATCTTCTCGTTCTCTTCCGGCTCTTGAAGCACCGCGAAGCGTTTCCCCTTGGCGATCGCCATTTCGGGGTTGCACTCGTTGGAGGCTTTGCGCTTCTGCGTCAGCATCGACACGTTGAAGATGCAACCGTAGTCGCCGATACACTGCTGAAAGAGCTCGACGATTTTGCTCTTGCCGTTGGAGCCGGAACCGGTCCAAATGTGAAAGTTCTCGTCACGATTCGTACCGTCTAGAATGCTCGCGAACAGCAAGAGTACGTACTCGCGCACGTCCGGATCGGGTAGCACCTTCTCGATGAAGTCGTTCACCTGATCCACGTACGGGTTCTCCTCGTCGAACTCGATGTAGTTGATACCCGTGGTGTTAGACGTGTAGTCTTCGGGGCGACCCTCTCGAAACTCGCAGGCGTCCAAATCGTACACGCCGTTTTCGAAGCAGAGCAAACAGGGGTTCTCGTCGAGTTTCTCGAAGAACTTCTCTTCGAGCATCTGACCGGAGCACTCCTTGTACATCTTGTCCTTGGTGAAAGATGTGCTCTTGAATTTGGCGCGAATCTTCCGAAAGGTGTCGCAGTTTTTTATGACGAGATCGCGCTCGTTTTGATCCTCCATACCAATGGTCGAATGCTCGAGATGGGTGATGTGTTGCGTGTACTGATCGAATACCAAGGTCGGAATGTCTTGATAGAACAGTTTGTACGCCTTTTCCTGTTCGCGCCATCGGTGATCCCGATACTCGTACCAAAGGTTGTTTCGGATATTCGCACATCGATATCGATGCTTGAACATGCGAACGATGACCATCCCGATGTCGTAGTCAAGACCGCTGATGCTAGTTCTGATGTATTTCGAGATGTCCTTCGAAATGAGCTTTTGATACTCTTGCCGATTGTCTTGCTTCGCCCACATGTGCAGACTACCGATACCGAGCCCTCCTTTGCGCATGAAAGTCCAATAGCGTTCGCACGTACCCGGTTCGTATTTCTCCGACGCCTGACTGATCTCATCCCAATCATCCAACAAGTCGGTGCTGATGTTCCGAAGACACCACCCCAATCGAATCCAATCGTTGTATCGGTCGACGCGGTTCTTGTCCAAGATTCCGATCAAACTGCGCACGAACGAGATGTCGACACCGTCTTCGCTCGGAGAGAAGTTCGTCTCTTTGGTGTCGCAGATCTTGTTGTACAGTTTGGAACGGCTTTCCCGTTTGATCGACTCCTCCAACAGCTGCTTGTCGTACACTTCGACGTCCTCGAACGCGGGATCGTTCGTTCGCAAAGGGCTCTCGATCAACTTGTTACGAATCGATAAGGTTGCGACGTACTCCGCGTCGTCGTTCGCCAAAGGGAGCTCTTCGATGAACTCGCCTTGTTCGTCGTTCTGAACCACGCGCCAAATGTGCGTCACTCGATAGGGTTCGCTACCCGGCTTGCGACTGCCGTACATCTGCCAGTTGTTCTTGTTGATCACGCACTCGTCGAAGATGTCGTCGACCGTGTTGGAACACTCCATCGGCGCGATGACGTTCTGTATGTGCTCTAGTATACGCTTTCGAACGAGGAGTTGCACCGACGGTCTCGTAACCACCTCGGGAATCACGATATGAACACCGTCCTTCACCACGTTCTTGGAGTCCAAGACCACCGGTGAGGACTTTTCCATCACGTAAATCGCGGGCGGATCGTCGAGATCGACGTATCGTCCCAACTCGCGCATGTACAAAACCACGATCTCGCGCAACATCGCGAGATCGTACTTACGCTCCACTTGATCGAGCGGGAAACGAAAGTCGAGGTCGATCAATACCGGTGATACATCGACGTGTTTTTCGGTCAAATACAGATCGCATCCTGCCTTAAGTGCGTGTTGATACAGCTTGTGGAAATCGTTGATGTACTCGGAGTGAATGTAGAAAGATCCTGCCGGTTCGGTGATACTCGTGTGTGTGAAACTCGAGTTTTTCACGCTTTTCATACGATTCAGAAAACTGACGAGCGATCTTTTTATCGTTGTTTTCGATTGACTCATCCCGGCGGAATGTAGAATCGGGTAGCTTGATTACTTAAGTTTCATATTTTTATATGCGGAATTACAAAGTGGTCAATTTTTTTTTGAGTTAGTTATTGTAAAATACGTACGATGGATCGTGTGTGCGCTGCCGGAAAGCGATCCACGAGCGCGACGTGTCTCACTAAGGCGCAAATCCAGGAGATCGCGCGAGTGTTCGGGGTACGTCTTGAAAAAAAGACCAAAAACGCGATGTGGAGGGAGTTGAACGCTCGGGCCAAGACCAACTGCACCTCCGATCGCTGCGTCGTCGACCGCGCGGGTGGTTTGGGATCGAGCAGTCTTCGTCCGGTCTATCCCGCGAGTTGGCGAGCCGACCCCAACACGTGGTTGACGAACGTCGACATCGACAACGTGATGCGTCAGTACGAGAGGCGATATCGCAGCTTCGTTTTCGTGGGCGTGATGCCGGTCGACTTTTCGTCCTACGCCCAGGAAGGCCGTTGTGTGGTGCGTCAGATGTGCCCATTCGACGCATCGAGCCTCGGAAAGGCTCGGCTCGGCTTCGTGTTCAATTTGGACCGACACGACCAGAGCGGGTCGCATTGGGTCGCCCTTTACGTCGGACTGCGGAAATCCGACTCCAACTACGGCGCGTATTTCTTCGACTCGAACGGTCAGCCTCCGCCCTCCTCCGTCGCCGAGCTGATGCGAAAGATAGCCACCCAATCCGGCGACGACAAGTTCCCCGTCGTGGTGAATCGCACTCGAAAACAGTTCGAGAACACGGAGTGCGGAATGTTCTGCGTATACTTTTTGGTCGAGTGTCTCAAACGCAAGCCATTCAAAGACATCGTCAGCAGCTCGATGCGCGACGAAGAGATGACACGACTTCGAAAGGTCCACTTCGAGGTGGCGACCTAGGAGTTGGTGAAGATCGCGTTGTAGTGCTTGGGCTGTCGGTAGCACGTGTACACCAGCTCCAAGCGGTGATCCTTGTTTTCGAAGTTGTAGTAGGACCCTCCGCGAGTTTTGAAACGGACGTGTATCTTGTCTAAAGCGGCGATCGGCGCCGCGAATCGTTTGCGTACGAAGGTGTCTAGGGCTTGCGCGCCCTCCGAGTCCACGTAACGAGGAATCATCGCGAAACACTCGTGAGTTCCGGGGTTCGTGGTTTGGCACAGTTTGGCCGCTTGCAGGAACAACGCGACGTAACGCTCGGCTTCTAAGTTGTATTTGTATTTTGCGGTAGTCGAACCGCTAGCGGTGATGTCCACCGGTTCGAAACCGAGCGTCTTCCCGATGCTCCGACGGCGATACCCCGTATCGGATGCGAACAAAAAGCGTGTAACATGTGCAGCATCTAATTCCAATCGTACGTTCGATGTCGAGGTGGATAGAGGATTGAACCCAACAAAAACACCATTAATCTCGCTGGTCAACGTAACGACGTTGTATTCGCCCACCTGTATCTCTATGGTTTGAAGATGTCCGTTGGCGTCGAGGTATTCGAACAGATTGTTGTCCTCGGTCACGTTGATGTCGTTGAAGGGAATGTCGTACGCGACCAACTGCACCGAGATCACGTCGCGAATATCGTGATGGATATCGATGACGTAGTTGGAAGGATCGGGATATCGGATCATATCACGATCGCGACTGTCCACCACCACGCGATGTTGACGCGTGGAGATGTCTTTGGATTCGATCGCGGGCGGTGGAATGAGCGCGTGCTCCGCGAAAAGACGAGCGTCGTGATCTGAAAGCATACTGCTGTTTTTTAGTCTGATTCCGTGATATTTGTAAACGTCATCGGACCGCGCGCTTTTCCAAGAAAATTCTTTATCACACTATTAAGCAATTACATGATCGAATGGCGATCGCGTCTAGTACCGGTTTCATGAGTGTAGACAATCTTATGTCACTTCTCGATATCATTCGAAGATACTTTATGGACAAGCATCAAATCACCTTGGACGTGAACGATTCCGAACTACGTAAACTCACGTATCGAGCGATGATGGATACCGACCAAACGATCATCAACAAATCGATCAAGGTGAAAAATCGAAACGTGCTGTTGATATTGAAAGCGGTCATTTTGAAACATCAAGGACGAAACGCAGTCGTTCAGTCGAACGCGAAGTTGGGGCCTATGGACGTCCCGACCATCTCTACCAGCCAATCGGTAGACGACATCGTGGGTTTGCACGATCGTACTCTAGAGGAGCGGACCAGTCCGACGGACGTGCCGCCGCGTTTCGAGGACATCCACTCTTCGATCGACGACGTGGCGCTCGACGAGGAGGAGTTCCAACGTCAGCTCGACGGTTACACGCGGACGCGTGTCGAACAGACTCCGAAGAACACCCAACAATATCTTCCTACGCAAGTTCTCGCGAAGGTCAACGAAACGCACATCTTCGACAGTGGAGAACGAGCCAGTGCGGAATCGTCGCGATATTTGCACACCCAAAAGCTCACCATCTCGGAGGCGTCCGTCCTGCCGATCAGTGTGACTCTCCCTTCGTCCGATCTGAGCGGGTCGCTCTACCCGATCCTCCATGTCAAAGGCCGCGACCACGACCTGCAATGGCGAATGCACGCGCACACCTCGTTCCGCGTGCACGGATGCGAGTACGTCAGTCTTCGCCCCACGGACAGCCTCCGCCGAATCCTACATTGCGACCACGAGTCCGTCCAAATCGCGCTTCGCACCTCTTCGGGAGGATTGATCAGCCCCGCGTCCGACGCTTGGAGCGTCAAGTCGGTAACGATGAAGGATGGCATGTGGTGTGTGCGCGTCGACGCGTCGCACGACGTCGCGCTTTTCCACAAGCTCGGGCTGCGAGACTACCGCGGACCCTCCGAAGCCTTTTTGAACCGAAAGGAGGGGCACATGGTCACCAAGATACAGAATAACGAGTCGGAGAGCCTGTTGTACGTTAAGGCGAACGTCGAGGAAGAGGTGGAGCCTCCATCGGAGGATGCTTCGCCCGACTCGAGCCCTGTCTTGTTCAACCTATCGCTACAACACAGTGTCGCGATCCATTTCGAAAATGCTTAAACATTACTTGAACATATTGCATTCACCCAACTCTAATGCAGCTTACAGAATATCATCATATCGGGCGGAAATTCGTCCGATGCGTCGACCTTCGACGCCGAACGCGGACCCGTTGGTGGTTTCAAGGATATCCTTCGATACGAAAGGCGGTACGAGGACGTCGAGTGCCTCGTTCGGAGTACGTGTGTTTACAGAACGGCAGGGTGGTCTCCTCGCGATGTAAGCAAGCGGATATCTACGTAAGCTCGAACTACATGGACTCCTCGATGAAGGAGACGTACCGGGATTTCAAGAAGAATATGCACCACATCATCACGAAAGACACGGAAGACAACGCCTCGCGATGCGGGATTTACTTTTTTCGATGGATACACGCGCACTTCCTCGGACTGCCTACGGACACCTACTTGTACAAATTCGGTCGAACCACGGATCGCACGGGACGTTATCGCAAGCACTGTCGAGACTACGGCGAGTACGACGGGGCGTCGATGGAGGAGATCGTGTTCGTGGACGTACCGGAGGAGAAGCTGGTGGCTACCGAGCATCGTGTTCGAGTCTTTTTCGAGAAACTCGGGTGGATCTGCTCGGACGTGAGCGGTCGAAAGGAGATCGTGCAGCTTCCTCCCAACGGCCTCGAGGTCGTGAAAATGTTCCTGGCAGAGATTTAAAAATAAAAATTGAAAATCAAAAAACATCCCTTGAGAGTAAACCACCTAGGGCACCCAATCATCATGCTGGACAAAGTAGTGCGCGCCTTCGTCACTGTGAAGGAAATGTTGAGCGATCGCGGCGTCGACATTTCGTTGCTGGACGGTTACTCCGACGAGGAGATTCGAGCGATGTGTCGTCAAATGACCATCTTCGCGATTCCAATCAACGACGAGTCCACCCTCATTTTTGATTGCAACCCCAAGTTTCGAATCAACTCCGTACGAAAATTCAAGGAAGACAGCAAGTACATCATCGTCTTTCGGGACAAAATCAACAACGCGAACTTGAGGCACTTACGCTCGCACATGCCCGGCGCGGAGGTCTTCCATTTGCAGGAGTTGCTCTACAACGTGTCGAAGCACTCCTACGTACCCAAACACGAGATCGTTTCGGATCCGGAGGAGGTGGCGAGCATCATGAAAACGTACGACATTCGACACAAAACGCAACTCCCGGTCATCTTACGCGCCGACGCGATGGCGCGCTATTTGGACATCAAATCCGGTGATTTGGTGCGAATCACTCGATCGAGCCCTACCGCCGGTGTGAGCGTAAGTTATCGCATGTGTATGTAAAGCGTTCGTTTCCCCCTTTTTTTAACAGTTCGTGGTGTTTTATACATGTTAAAAATTTATTGGTATTATAGAAACAACGGATGTCTGCACAATCTTTTGACACGGTGTTTGGAACCAAATACGGTGTTGTGGATTTTTCGAGTACCAACTACAGAGAGACCATCACTCTTCCTTCGACCGGTAGCAGCGCCTCGGAACTCATCGCGACGGGCGTTTCTCAGAATTTGTCCAACAAAAGTGTGGACGACGCCGCCAAACTGATTTCGGTGTATTACGCCACTCTCACCGAGACCGGTAGTCCGCAGGCGCAGCATGTGGACGTGTACAACACGATCAACTGCTACTTTGTGGACCGCGCGGCCGCGATGACGGTCGGAAGCGAAATCTCCGATACCGCCGTCGCAGGCGGCGCGTCGAACGACGGACTCGACGAGCTGCGAAAACGGTATCAACGCGAGAAGAACCTCTTACAAACGCTCGTCAGCAAAAACAAGAACATCAATCGTCGATACGCTCGCTCCAACATGTTTACCATCCTGTTGCTCACGATGCTCGTGATCTACAGCGTCGTGATGGGAGCGTTGATCATGAACATGGGCAACCTCTCTCCGCAGCTCAACTCGATGGTGAAGATCACGTTGAGTTCCGTGGTCCTGACGGGGATCCTCATGACCAGTTTGTACCGGATGATCACCAGTTCGACGTTCGAGGGCTTCTCCACCGGTCCCGTGTGCAACGTGTTCACCGCGGATATGTGGGACGAGGCGGGCGTTTTTACCGGGTCCGAGTCGGTGCGTCAGGGGCTTATCACCTCGCTAGAGACCTATCTGAGCACGATCAAGACACTCGACGACTACAACGAGCTGACCAAGGGGACGCAGACCAACGAGCAACGAAAGCTGATCACCGCCATCCTGACGGACTACGACAACGTCAACTATCTGAACATGCGTCGCTATCAAAGTACCGACTACAAGTTGGAGCGTAGCCGCTACCAACAGCGGTTCATCCAGTACGGTTTCGTGATCGTGAGTATTATCGGTCTGCTTTCGAGCACGTTGACCAAGGAAGGTCCCATGAGCGGTCTGTTCGTCTCGATCTCCTCCGGATTGGTCCTTTTCTACCTGATCGCCTTTTTGCTCTACAGCAAGCAAAACATGGTACGCAAGAAGTACAATTGGAACAAGCTGTATTGGAATGTGGAGAACCTCAAGAAAACCATATGAATTCCAAAACATTTATAAAAACACTAACTATCGCACTATTCCGATTACAAAAGCCTCTCCGTAAAAAAATTTGACGAAAATTCTCTTGCAAGATCACTCACTACAAACTCTCACCGCATACTGCGTGGTAGACACCTAATCCTCTCACCCAGTCTCTATCCTAAAAAACTTACCTCCCGCGAAACAATCATGGTGCGCACACGCACAAACTACACTCCCCTCGTCCGCCGCAACCTGCTCGTACTGTTCAACAAGTTCTCGAAGATGAAGGATCCGCAATCCTCCTATCGTGCCAAAGCGTACAAGTCCGCGATCGATGCGATTCCCCAGAGGATGACCAACCTCGAACAAGGGAAGCACATCGGGAAGGCCCGCATCCAACGCCGGGTGCGTCAGCTGTTCGCTACCGGCGAGGACCTCGCCGAAGTGATCGCGATTCGTAGCTCGAAGGATACCGAGCTCACTATGGAGAGCATTCAGTACATCAGCAAGTGGCTCTCGAAGTGAACGAACCCCTCCCGCCCACTCCATAACAAGTAATTTCCGCCTAATTATACCACCCCCATTCTTTTTATTTAAGACGTGTGCGACCATTGTAGTGTAGACAGACCACATCATGACACAGGACAACAACACCGTAGCCGAGGTCGTGCTTCACAGCCCTTCATCTTCCTCCTCGGAGGTTCGTATCGATTTTTCCAACGCGCAAGCGGAGCAGCTTGCGGCTCGAATCCTTGCTCTGTACCCGTCCGCTCGTGCATTCCGAAAAGAGTTCCGAAAGATTTTCCACGGAAATCTGGAGCTGCGCACCGACTCCAAAGACGACATCGGACGAGTAACTTGTATCAAGCCGATCGAAATCCATCAAACCCCTCGAAGCACAATCGCGACCTATCAACAAGAGTCCTACCCGCCTTTTCAGTTCCCTTGCGACATCGATCACAACGACATCGTGGGGGTCAAACAGTCCCTTTTTCGTGTACAACCGGACGTAGAGTTCGTCCTCGAGTCCTCCACCTACGGAGACGACACCACCTACAATCACGCGTACGCGCGCGTGGTGCGTCCATGCGCGAAGAGCATGAACGCGGCGAAGGAGATCATCGAAACAGTGGGGTCCATTTTTTGAAGATGTTGTCGAATCGACACTTGATTTCGAAAGTGTCCACCACGCGCGCGTGTTCGAACATGACGTTCAATTTTCGACTCGTTTCCAACGTGTTCACCAAAGGCTGCCCCACCACGTTCCCGGTGTTCTGCTCCAACAGCTCGTACACGTCCGGATCGCTCGTGTTGCGTATCTTGAACGTGCGCACGAGCTCGTTCGGCGCGATGAAGCGGTTCTCGTCTCCGTATCGCACACGAGCGAGCGTCTTCTTCAACCCCTGCTCGAAGTTCACGAGGATGTCGCGAGCTCTTATCGTGTATGGTTTGAGCATGAGACCTCGATTGGTGTAGGGGAGTTTCTCTGACAGCTCTTCCACGAGTTCTCGCACACGATGGCACGGCACATATCGTTTGACTCGAAACTGAAAGAGGGGATTCTCCAGCTCCTTGTACTCCTTGTGCAGCACGTCGTACAAGATCTCGATTCGTTCGGGCAGCATCACGTTTAGCAAGCGCGCGCCTTTGTGGGCGAGCAAATCGTTGATGAGAAAGTACCACGAGCTGTTCTCCGCATGCACCATCTCGCCCTCCATCACTGTACCGTCGAACAACGAGTCGTGAAACTGCAAATGAGCGATGATCATCCGCGGAAGAAAGTATCCGTGGCGGATTTTCTTGTCTATGAACACGCAGGTGTTGACGTGGTTCACGCGCGTCAACATCATAAAATAAGGGTTCCCATTGGATTTAAGACACATCAGATGGGGTTTGGTTTGCAAACGTTGAGGGGTGATTTCCGGGTTGTACATATCGTAGTGTCTTCGCACGACATGCTGTCCGAACTGATCACCGAGTTGCGTCAGTATTCGTCGTTTAACATCTTCCGACTTTATGTTCAACGCATGCCTATCGCAAAAAGAGATGGTCCCGGTCTGCATGGCTACTTGTATATCGCTCGAAACCGACTTAAATAGATTTTCTGACTCGGAGCGCCTGTGCGTGACAGACAATTAAATGGTAAACAGCTTCGACGCGTATCCTCCGGATTGGCACCCCGAAGTCAGGGTGTTCGGTTGTTCGGATGCGGCGCCGATCGTCTCGAAGTCGTAACCCGATACGCACTCCTGCTTCGCGAGCACCTCCGCGCCCGGTTTGGCCTCTTTCGAGGTCACGCAGTCCAACGAGTCCGGGTCTCCGCAGGTGACCCGTGCCACGTTGATGTGATTGTCGTACAGGTCGTTCAGCGTCTTCGAGGCGTCGGTGTCCTCGAACACGAAGTCGTACAGCTCTTTCTTCTCGCCGTGGATCTCCGGCACATTGGACACCTTAGTCGTTTGTACGGAGGGTTCCTCCTCCTCGACGTCCTCCTCTTCCTCCACCACTACGGTTTTGCGTACCTTGAAAGGAGCTTCTGTCGTCGTGATCGCGACGTCCCCCCCTTCTTGAACGATAGTGTAGTGACACATGAGCAGTAGCATGAGGAAAAGAACGAAATTTTTAAGGACTACCGCCAACATGAGCTCGAAATTTTGTTTAATTAAACTTAGGATATTTTTTTGTCGTGTTCGCTCACAACGTACTTGTTCTTGTTGTAAAACCGTGTTCGGCGAATCGCTTGATTGGCGAACATCGAGTAGTTGTCCACGACGTCCACGACGGTGGGCACGTTGTCGTCTTCGGTGAGGCAGTGTTTTCGTTGGATCCGTCCCACGGATTGCTCGACGTCGCTCTTGGGAGTCGCGAGGACGAGAGTGTCCAATCGCGGGAGATCGAATCCTTCGCTCACCATGGAGTACGTTCCTAACAGAACCGGTTTCGTTTTGCTCTCCTCCAAGCGCGCGTTGGACATCCCGCCCACGTACAATCCCGCGTCCACATCGTTCTTCCGGAGCAGCGTTTGCATGTGCTCCAGATGTGCGCGTCGATCGCTGAGCACGATCACGCTGCGCGTGGGTGTCTCTTGGAGGATGTTCGTCACGATGTCGACGATGCGAAGCGTGCGCTCTTCGCAAGAGGCCAAGACGTTGATCATTCGGGCGATGTTCGGTTTTCCGTTAGGAAGCGTTAGCTCGCGTCCGTACAACCCTTCGCTTCGTTCGGGTGCGAAGCGCTCCACGAGCACTCGGCACTCCACCGAGGTCTTGCGCGCGATTCGATACACCACGTCTCCTAGGAACCACTTGAAGACGCACGTAAGTCCGTCTTTGCGCGTGACCGTGGCGGACAAACCCAGCGCGTATCGAAAGGTGACCTTCGGAAGCGCGCGCGAGAACACACCGGCGCCTACGTGGTGACACTCGTCCACGATCACCATCCCGAACCCCTCGAACACCGACGGGTCGTAGTCGCGCATACTCACGCTTTGCACGCTTCCGACGACGATGTCGCGATCCGCGGTCTTCACCGACCCCTGTTTCAGCACTCCCACACGACAACCCGGGAGATACGCCTCGATCCGTTCGATCCATTGGTTCATTAGGAACTCCTTGTGGGCCAAGACCAAGGTCTTCACGCCCAACTCGGCAGCCAAGTACAGTGCAATCACCGTCTTACCGTATCCGGGCGGAAGCTGAAGAATGCCCCCCATCTGCAAAGGGTCCCTCGCGGCTCGCATGTACGCTTCGACCGGAGCGACCTGATTCGCCATGAGTTCCCCTCGAAAATTCAACCGTATCCGTTCCGGTTCCGACAGACGAACGGAGCGCGGAACCCCGAAGCGTTGAAGACCGAAATGCTTCGGGATGTACAAAAAATTAGCAGTTTCGCGACACACGCAGAAACTCGCGTCGTCTCCGAAGCCACCGAAGTCGTCTCGCGGTGTGACCGTCAGCGCGCACACCAACTCGTCGACCACCTTCGGGTCGTCCTTGGAGACACGATATCCCTTGGAGCACAACATCTTCGAGTGACAAAAAAAAAAGTCCGGGTTAAATTAAATGGAGAGCATTCTGAAGCCGCTCCTTTTAGTACTATTAGGGCTCCTGCTCTTAAATCCCTTCGTGTTTCGCCGCACGTTACAGGTACGTGAGTTGGGGTTGGTGGATCGTTTCGTGGTGCTCTACGTTCTTGTGGTGATCGCGTTGTACGATCCGTTCGCGGCCGCGACCATGGCCGCGATGTTGGCGGTGCTCGTGGCTTCCTCCAGCCGTCGAGAGATCGTGATCGAGAAGATGACGACCGCCAACTGCGATCAAGCACCTGTGATCGAGTCGAAGCCCGCCGTGGAGGACGACCCGGACCCTCTGTTTCGTATCAGCAAAGACATGCTGTCCGCGATGCAAACCAACACGGTGGCGTAAAAAAAACCCTAAATCCTACCCCCTCCCCCGAAACTGTTCCCCTCTAGTTGTTGAAATAGCAGATTACGCATGTGTACAACAAGGTCCCCATCGTGCAGAGAACCACGTGCGCGTGGTCGTTCGACTCCACGTAGTGTAGCAGCCCGATGACGTAGACGCACATCATAATCAGATGCGCCATCGTGTAGGTCGCTGGATTCTTCTTCGCTTGCAGTTGAAGCGTCTCGCCGCGAAGCGATTCGATCGTGGTGTGCAGTCGCTTGATCTCCTCGTCCCGCTTATTGTGCGTGCTGCGCTCCTCCTCGAAGGCTTGCTTCTCTTTTTTGAGTTTCACGAACTCCTCCTCGTAGACGGCGTACTTCGCGAGGAGCTCGTCGCGCTCCTGCACGACGCGTTTGTAGCGCTTCCGGTTGCGTTGATTCTGTTTGTACATATCGAGGATAGCGACATTGCGAGCCATGATATTGACTGGTGAGCGATGTGACTGTTTGATGGTATCGTAAGTTTCTTGGATATTTTCCGTCAATTTTTTTCACGATCGTCTTCTTGTTTCAGCTTAAACGTAACGCTCGAAGTTGTTGTTGAAGAGACCAAAATGGGTGCACAACACGAGGTGCTGTCCAACGACGATCTGTTGGAAAACATATTCGACAAATTGCACTTCGCGGAGATTTCCGGTGTCCGCTACGTGTGTCGCGCGTTCGATCGCGTGGGCAAGCGCGTCGCTCACGAGAAAAAAACGCAGATCGACGTCAAAGTGAACACGTGCATATACAAGTATTTTTGGTTCGACCGCCAGTATTTTTTTTATTCGAGAACCTACAATTTCGCGACTTGCAACATTTTCTTGATCAATATGCTCAATATGCTTGAATTTATCTACAAGCTCAATCCGTACTTTTTCGTGCACGATCCGTACGCCATGAACGGTATCCTGATCGACATGACGTACGTCGCTTGGTGGATCAGACAGACGCCGATGTATCTTCAAACTCGATTCAAGGCGGTACTCTTGAAGATACGTCCTTATATGTACATCCTCTCCCCGGAGAACCACAGTGTGCACACACTACGAGTCATCGCCCTTATGAAGGGCGTGCCCAAAGCCTACAAGATGCGCCGAAGCCAACTCGTGCGCGCGCTCACTCGCCCGAAGAACGAGATATACGTGTTCGATTCGTAGACTATATTGTTAATCGATTTTTAATCATTCAAAACGATGTCAGTAAAACGCGCAGAAATCAGAGAGATTTTACAAAACGAAGAAAACGAAGCGATTGAATCAGGCTTTGAAAGACTTCTTCAAATCGAACGACGAAATGGACGATGAAGACTTTTAATATTGGCGATTTCGTGCGAGGTTTTTGTCCGCATACATCAAAAGCTTCTTTTGCCAATGCCCACACCGACCGACGAGAAGCTGTACGCGAAGGCGGTGCGAGCGGTCAACAAGGTGTACGGGACCACCACGAGCGCGTATCGCTCGATGGCGATCGTCAAGAAGTACAAAGAGTTGGGGGGCACGTACGAGGGGACGAAGGCGCAGTGTAAGAAAACGAAGGACAAGCGATGCGACGGCACCTCGCAATGGTTGGCCGAGAAGTGGATCCAAGTGGTCCCCTTCGTGGAGGAAGGGAAGCGCAAAAAGTGCGGCGAGGATCGACGTCGAGCGCACGCGTGTCGCCCCTCGGTGCGTATCAACGAACGTACGCCGATCACCGTGCAAGAGGTCGTGGCGAAGCACGGGAAGGAGAAGACCCTGTGCCTCGCCAAGAGCAAACACAAAGACACGGAGAAGGTGCGCGTGGATTGGAATAAAGGTGTGTATAAATAAACATCTATGTACTTCGTCTGCACGATATACAGCAAGACATATCGAGTTGCAAATACCAATAGTATCTTTAAAGAGTGGGAGTACGTCATAATGGATCAACACATGAAACGAGTGCTCGCGACGGACTGCGAGTACACTACCGACAACCAACAATCGGACCTGCACTTCAAACTCACTCCGATCCTGCGCGTGCTTCGTTGGTGCAATAGTCGGTTCCCTTCGTATCCGGTGGTGGTTTACACCAACAGCAGGATCGCGTTCGAGTGCGCCACCGTTTTGGTTCGCAAATGGAAGCAAAGAGGATGGAACATCAACAACCGCAAAGTGCTCGAGTGTCGAGAAATACTCGAAGACATCGCTTTTCTGACGACGCAGGGCAACGTACAAGTACGACACGACGATTCTGTCTCGCTCGCGCGTTAAAAAAATTGAACAAATTTCGTTTTTTATGAGCGTGTGACATTAACGATGGGTCCACTCGACATGAACAAAACCGCAAAAAGGATCGCGTATCGACGCGAGGAGTTTCGTCGACTTTATGTCGCACTAGATTCGCGCGTAGGTTCCGTAAGTGACGTACATGACCACACCCAACGTGAGTATCAGGGCGATCGTGTACACGAGCAGGAAGGTGGTGACGCGAAATTCGGTGCTGTCTCGTTCGGACTCGTCGACCGTGTTGTGAAGGTAGAAAATAACGTACGATAACGCGAGCGTCGTGTACGATGCTAGATACAGCAAGGTTTCTTTCGAAGGCGTGGTTCGCACCATAAAAAAGAACATCATGCTCAGGCCGATCACTACGATCGCGTCCACGGTCGCTGCGAGGAGATAATTCTCTTCAGACGCGACGAGCATCTTCCTTCTTACAGTATACTGAAAAAAAAATTTGAAACGAAATGGATTTTAAGCCAATATACGAAGGAGTATGGAGCCGTCTGTCACCATGGAAGTCGATTACAGGAAAGAGTACCTGTCGACGATAGAGACGCATTTATCACAACTTTCGGAGAGCGAGCGAACCGACCTTGAGATCGGTGTTTTCAACTGGTCGCTCGAGGAGGCGGATCGACGCTCGATGGTCAAGTCGTGGGACAACAAGTTGTTCGCGGTGGTCTACACGAACAAAGCCTTGTCCGTGCTGCGTAACTTGGACCCCAAGTCCAACATCGGCAACCCGCGTCTTCTCAAGCGTCTGCAGGACAAAGAGTTCCTGCCCCACGACGTAGCCTTCATGCAACCTTGGGAGTTGTACCCGGAGAAATGGGAACAAATCTTGGACATACGCAACAAGCGCAAATTCGACTTCCACAACAGCAAGCAAACCGCGAAGACGGACAAATTCCGCTGCGGCAAGTGCAAGAAGCGCGAGTGCAGCTACTACGAGTTGCAAATCCGTAGCGCGGACGAGAGTTCGACCATCTTCGTGTCGTGTTTGAACTGCGGAAATCGATGGCGAATCGGTTAGAAGGGAAAAAAAAGAAGGGGGGGGTCCGGTTTCACTCTATTCGAGGCGGTATCATGTCGTTGGCGCTCCACTGTTGAGTGGAGTTGTTGGTCAACTGCCGAGTGACCAAGAGAGGGATGCGCTTCTGTCGAAGCTCTTCCCGCGCGATCTCGCGGATGGAGGTCAGGGTTTGGAGCATGTCTTTGGGAAGCGTGGAGGGGGCGCCGAACGCGAGCTGCTCCATGCGAACACCGATCAACGTGGTCATCTCGTATTTACTCATAATCGGAGCCGACGCCATGATTACTTTCTTACTTACTGCCACTTTTTTTTAATTCTGTTTTTCAATTTTTTCCTGGTCGAATTGTTCTTTTTTCCAAAAGTGCTTGCAATTCACGCAGAAGTAGACGTACAAGATGTTATGAGGATCGTACTTCATGTAGATGACGTCGTTCTTCTTCGCGTCGCATGCGGAATTGGGACATTTGATGTTGTCCACATGAGGCAACGTGGGATCGAACTCGATGTCCGGATTCACGTACTGTTCGAAGCTTCGCTCGGTGTTGTAGTGATTCTCCATCAGCAGCATCGCCTTGTTGTCCTCGGAGATGGGTTTGGTGAACTTGCAGTTTTTGCAATACAGTTCCACGGTGAAGGTGGGGTCGTTCTCCTCAGTGACGTCTCGAACGTACAACATGTTTTCGCAAAACTCACAAAAGTCCATACTGGACGGAGAAACAAAGCTTGTGATTACCTTACCTTAACTTTTTATTTAAGTTTGGTTCGTTCGTCAATTTTTTTATGTTCGTTTCTGTAAGCACCATGTATATCAACATTTATGTCATCCACTGGAGAGAACTCCAAGAGCGTGAGAAGTGTCTGGACACTATCCTCGCCCTCGCGTCGGACAAGGTCTCCGTGAAAGTCATCGATAAGCATGATCCCGATCGTATGGACATGGAGATGGCTCGGAAGTTGATCCAAACGAAGGATTATCCGAAGGACGACAATCAGCTCTACGAGAGACTGTCCCGTCCGCTGAACGCGAACATGCTTTCGAACGTCTTCAAACACGGAGAGGCGATTCGCATGGCGAGCGAGGGTGACAAGACGCATTACCATCTGGTGCTCGAGGACGACGTCATGTTCGCCCCCACGTTGATCACGCAGCTGACGGCGCTAGTCGAACGCATGAATCAGAACACTCCCTGGGACATCATGCTCTTGGGGCAACCGTCGGATAAGGACGCGGTGGAGAAGAAGACGGTGGACATGATTTCCGTGAAGAACAACTGTCTGCTGCCCTGCTGCGAGTCCTATATGATGACCACCTCCGCCGCCACGAAGCTCCACAACGCGATGTACCCGATTCGTTTCAGCACGAACATCCACTTGAGTCATCTCATCGACAAACTGCACCTGGATGCCTACAAAATCTTTCCGAACGTGATCGGCGACGGAAGCAAAATGGGCAACTACGTCAGTACGATCAATCCGAACAACGTGCTCATATTCAACAACATCTACAAGGAGCTGTACGCGCTTCTCGAGAAGCAGCACCTGTCCGCGGAGGACACCACCCGCATGGAGCTGCTGATCAAAGAGAATCCCCATCCGGACAACCCGGACATCATGCATCTCGAGGGGTTGTTCTACAAGACGCAGCATCGGGTCGACAAATCCAAGCAAGTCTTCGAACGCGCGCTGTCGTTGTACAAAAACAACCACGCGGTGATAAACAACACGACCCTCTTCCTTAGGAACTACATCGAGTTGTACAAGCGCGACGGCGAAGTCTTGGCTTAAGAAAAAAATTGATTACTTATTAGTAATAACAACGCACCGAACGTGCAAACACGATGATCATCCCGGTACGCTGCTTCACGTGCCACAAAGTGCTCGGTGACAAATGGGAGTACTACAAGCGAGAGATGGACGAGCACGAGAAGTCGGTTCGTCGGAAGGTGCACACCTCGGAGAATTTGGGGGTGTCCAACGAGGTGGACATCTTCTTCACCGACAACCACGCCGGAAAGGTGTTGGATCACCTCGGCCTCACTAAGCTGTGCTGCCGGCGTCACATGCTGACGCACACCGACCTCATCGACATCATATGAGCGCGGGATATCATATGAGAGGCAAATAAGGGTATGTAAGTGATAAGGTGAAAATACACGGTATTCCACGAATCGTTTATACGCCAACCACACTCGATGCCATACGATGGTACTTGCTTTTTTTTGGAACGGTAGCGTCAATCGCCCTTTTTTTTTGTCGAGACTGATAATATATATGTAACCATAGAGACCCGTTCATCTATGGAGGCGTCTCTTGAGTTCGACGATGTGTATTACGCCGCGACGGAGGTAGCGGGCGTCAACGACGCCTACTCGCGACTGATGAAGAAAGAACGCCGAGTCTTGGACACGGTGGATCGCGTGGTGGCGCAGCGCAATCGAGACCTCGCGCGGCGCCGCGGTGGCTCGTCCTTGTTGGACGAGTCCCTGCGAGGGCTGTGGATTCGCACCGTACGCGCGTTGGAGGGAGGCGCTCGCGACGCGTGGAACGGACGTCCGTTGGACGTGGTGTTTTCTTCGGAGCGTCGAATGTACATGGGCGTCGCGTTGAGCGCGACATGTATTTTAATCATGATTATGAGTAAAGCGGATGGAAGTTGATCGTGTGCTCGTCTTGATGATCTGCGCGAGCACGTTCGTGCACGGATACCGCCGAGGTGTCGTGAACACGGTGTTTTTTTTGGGCGCGGGCGTGAGTTTGATCATGGTGTACGAGTTGTGGCGACGCTCGCGCGCGAACGTGCGAACGGTGCGTCGAGATCAGACGATTCGAGATCGATTGATACGTCACGTAGGAGAGCTTCACTACGTGATTAGGAACCACCGGCTGACGAACGCGCTGTCGGAGATACGTTTCGTCCGGCGTTTCTCGAAAACCGCCTACCGTCACTACGCGCACGCGATCGAAGAGTGCCTTCGTCTGTATCGAGACGCGATACGCGGGCACGGTGTCGATTTCGCGCTCGTGAAGGGCGCCTACGAAGACACGCACGAAATCGCGGAGGAAATCCTGATGCAGGTGCCGGAGTACTCTCGGAGGCTCTATCGGTTCGGGGACCGCTCGTTGCACGACGTGCTTCGTGTCGAATGCGGTGTGATCGAAACCATACTCCGCGGATTGGTGAAACGCATCGCCGTCATGACTGAAAAAAAAACGAGCGCATTATAGTAACCCTTTTCCAACTCATTCATGGGCGTCGTGACAAGTGACGATTTCGTCCGTCATTTCTTTTGGAAATACGTAGACATGCGACTGAGCCAATGGGAGCTCAAGTATCTGTGCGATCGTGTCGAGTTAGACCCCATGTGCTTTAAGTTTCTGCAACGGTACGAACGTTTGCTGTCCAACCCCGAAGCGGACGTCCTGAACCTTTGCACCGTGATGTCCCAACTCGATCGTCGCACGCTCGAAGCGCTGTTTCGTTTCTACGTGATTCGAAACGCGGATTTGAGCTCGGAGACTCCGCAAGCCCCGTTGGACGCCCCCAAATCCTACGACGCTCTACAACAGTTCATCGGCGAGGACGACGCGCGCTTCGAACGTTTCGTGATCAGTTTGTATTATTATTTTTAGTCGTATTAAACAAGAGCGTGACGCAGCGCTATGTCTTGGGAGCTTATCGACGCTTACTTCACCAGCAATCAGCGATACATTAGTCAGCACCAGTTGGACGCCTACAACACGTTCATGGTGGAGAAGTTGGCTTACACGGTGCGCGCGATGAATCCAATACGCGTGATCAAGAACGACGACACGCTTCGAGTGGACATCGAAGTGGGGGAGAACGTGTACCTCGACCCACCGACCTACGTCGACGACAAGGGCGCGCGCAACCCTCTTTTGCCCAACGTGGCGCGCATGCGCAACTTGTACTACGCCTCGGATTTGCGGATGGACGTGCGCGTCTCGTACTACGAGAACGACAAGCTCGTCGGAACGCCGGACGTGTACGAGCGTCATTTTTTCGGACGCATCCCGGTGATGCTGCAGTCCAAGCTGTGCGCACTGCACGGATTGACTCAAGAGGAGCTCACGGAGGCGGGGGAGTGCCGATTCGATCAAGGCGGGTACTTCGTGATCGACGGCAAGGAGAAGGTGGTCATCTCGCAGGAGCGCATCGCGACCAACCAACTGTTCGTGGGGCCCTCCGACGATCCGGACAAGTTTCGTACCGAGGCGATGATTCGCTCCACGGCCTTGAACAACGATCTCTTCCCGAAGACGGTGTGGTTCTACGTGGGGACCCCAAGTTCCGGCGGTATCATCACGATGAAAATCATGAGCTTCGGGCGTCGCGCGGGGGAGCACGAGAAAGAAAAACGGGTGCAGTTGCTCCAATCCATCCCGTTGTGCGTCGTCTTTCGCGCGCTCGGAGTGACCTCCGATCGCGAAATCGTGGAGCACGTATGTATGGGCGACGATCGATTGCGTCCGGCTCTGCGCGCTTCGTTGGTGGACGGTGCGGCGACCGAGATATTCACCACGGAAGATGCGTGGAAATACCTGGCGAACTTCGTGCACTACAAGGACCCCGTGCACGTGCGATACTTGCTGACCAACGAGCTTTTCCCGAACGTGGGCGAGGAGCCCGGTGTCAAGGCGATGTATCTCGGCTACCTCGTGAATCGCGTGCTGCGCGTGGATCTCGGATACGCGCCCCCGATCGATCGCGACAACTATCTCTACAAGCGTGTGGACACGTGCGGGGTGCTGATGGGCAACCTCTTCCGCGACTTCTACAACAAACTGCGCAACCACATCCGCAGCACGGTCGATCGAGAGTACGAAGTGGAGCGTGCGAACGGAGACCGCGGCATCAAGGGGCTGATCCACAAGGACAACGTGAGGCGTATCTTTCCCTCGCTCATCATCGACGAGGGGTTCCGAAAGTCCTTCAAGGGCATGTGGGGCAACCCCGACGCGAAGAACATGGGGTCGATGAAGGAGGGGATCGTGCAGGACCTCAGCCGACTGTCCTATACCTCCTACGTGTCGCACGTGCGCCGCGTGAACACACCCATGGACCGAGAGATCAAAAAGGTAGCCCCGCATCAGCTCGACGGGCCGCAATACGGAATGATGTGCCCCATCGAGAGCCCGGACGGAGGAAACATCGGGCTGCTCAAGCACCTCGCCGCGACGTGCGAAATCACACCGGAGATTCCCTACGAAGAGGTCTTCGATTTGTTGCGCACGGAGGGCGTCCGCACCTTTCAAGACATTCGGACGTACGCGGAGGCTCATCGTCCTACGAGCGTACGAGTGCTCCTGAACAACTCTTGGATCGGTACGCACGACGACGCGCGCGCGCTCGTCGAGAACATGCGAGACCGTCGTCGAAAAGGCGGGTTGAGCGCCTACGTCTCGATCGGATGGCGCGTGTTGGATCGTGAGGTGCGGGTGTACTCGGACGGTGGGCGGTGTTGCCGTCCGCTTCGCGTCGCGGGGATTGCTTCGCGGGGGGACGCGAAGTCGGGTCCTCTAGAGTGGAAGGACGTCGCGGTCCCTCGCGTCGGGGGCAAGCTCGGCGAGATTCGATCGGTGGAGTATCTGGACTGCGCGGAGACCGACGTGTCCATGATTGCGATGCGGGATGGGGACCTTCGAAAGGGGGTGCACACCCATTGCGAGCTGCATCCGTGCATGGCGCTGAGTCTCTACACCAACAGCATCCCCTTCGCGAACCACAATCAGGCGCCGCGCAACGTCTTCTCCGGTCAGCAGGCCAAGCAGGCGGTCGGCGTGTACTCCACCGCGTTCAATCACCGTATGGACACGATGAGCTTCGTGCTCCACTATCCGCAGAAGAGCTTGGTCACCACGCGCATGGCGCGATACATGCACCGCGACGTGATGGCGTGCGGCGAGAATCTGATCGTCGCGATCGCGACGTACACCGGTTACAATCAGGAGGACGCGGTCATCTTGAACGCAAGCTCCGTGCAGCGAGGGATGTTCAACACGTCCTATTTCAAAACCTTCACCAACCGAGAGGACGTGACGGACGAGGGGCTTCGTGAAACGCGAGTGGCGAACCCCGAGGAGCTGCGAAAGAGCGGGCGCGCGATTCAGCGCAAACGGTGCGACTGGGACGCGATCGACGAGAGCGGGTTGCCGCGCAAGAACGCGTACATTCAAGAGGGGCGGGCGTACCTCGGGATGGTGGAGCACGTGCGATCCGCGGAGGTCGACGGTCCCCCGCGGGATTTGTTCGAAAACGACGAGACGCTCGTCCGCAGCAGAGACGCGTCCAAGGTGGCGGACAAGACGGTGGAGGGTACGGTGGACGAGATCGCGACCTCCGTGCAGGACGACATGACTCGCGTGAAGATTCGAATGCGAAAGTTCCGCGTGCCCGTTCCGGGCGACAAGATGGCGAGCACTCACGGGCAGAAGGGGGTGTGCGGGATGGTGCTTCCGCAGGAGGACATGCCCTTCACGGCGAACGGGCTGGTGCCGGACATCATCGTGAACCCTCACGCGTTTCCCTCGCGTATGACCATCGGGCATTTGATGGAGTGCGTGGTGAGCAAACTGTGCTGCGTGCGCGGGGGGCGCGTGGACGGCACCGTGTTCGACACTCCGGATCTCGCGCACTACATGGACCTGTTGGAAGCTTCGGGGTTCGAACGCCACGGGGACGAGGTTCTGCACAACGGACGCACCGGCGAGCAAATGGATACGGACATCTTCATAGGTCCCACCTACTACATGCGTCTGAAGCACATGGTGCAGGACAAAATCAACTACCGAGCGACCGGACCGGTGGATCGCGTCACGCATCAGCCCACGCACGGGCGGTCCAAGGGCGGCGGCCTCCGTATCGGCGAGATGGAGACCAATGCAATCATGGGCCACGGTGTATGGGGATTCGTGAAGGAGACCATGATGGAGCGCTCCGACGGCGACGTGATGTATGTGGATCACGCGGAGGGCGATCCGATGTGGTACAACACGCGCGAGGGAATGTACGAGCAGGGTTACGGAGAGCCCGTTCGCACCGAGGTGCCGACCACCATGAAACTGCTGGCGAACGAAGTCCAATCCTTAGGAATCCGTACGCAACTCATCGTTCAAGGGGAAAAAAAACCTACAGTAGGATAAAAATTGTTAGTTCATGCAGACAACTATGATCGTGTCCGTTGTGCTTGGAATAGCCCTCGTGTTGTTAGGGGCGGGGGTGTTCGCGGTGATTCGTTCGACCTCCAAAGCCGACGAGATGTACGAACCCGGGACCAAAGAGATGAATCTCGCGGCGAGCATGGCCGTGCAGCAGCTCGAGAACTATTGAGATTACATCAGGAAGTGCTTGATTGCGGTGACGGCCACCCCGAATAGGACCGCTTTCAAAAACGCGACCGAAGCGGGTATGCGACGCAGAAGATCGAAGTGTTCCAAGTCCAACTGCGCGAACAAGTAGTAGATCGTGGCCAACAACACCGCGTCCTTTTGAGACGTGGTCAACACGCTGTTGGACGGTTTGGTGGCAGACACCGGTATCTCTTGCTGAGGAGGAGGTGGTGGAGGATAGTAGGGGGGCGGTGGAGGATAGTAATGCGACTCATAGGGCGCGTGATGCTTCGGAGGAGGAGGCATCTGCTGGGGAGGAAGGCTCGGGACCGTCGTTTCGTTTCGAATCTCGTGGATTACCTCTTGCACGCTTTGATCGGCCTCGCTCATAGGCGGCCGCACCGGAGTCGTGGCCGGTGGTTGAACCGACGGTTGCTGCGGAAGGTCGCTCAGCATGGTCGATTTCCTGGTGTGCGGCGCAGCCATGAACACGAATGTTTGGGTTTAACGTACATTTAAAAATTTACAGTTTTTCCACGCACGTCGTCGCCACCGGGCGATACGTGTAGCATCGATCGTCGAGCCGAAACGTGCGTTTGGACACGTCGGACAGTTTGGGACCACGCACCACGAGACAACGATCGTCGGTGCACGCTTCGCGAAACAAAGAGGCGAGACCTAAGCCTAAGATCACAGAGATCAATCGACGACCTGCCACGGTGCGCATCCACTCCATGGGGGGTTTGTTATATAGATCCTACAAAATTTTAAGCTTCCACGATTGGTTGCGGTGCGGAGTTCGCGTCGCACTGCGCAGGCTCTGCGACGTACCGATAGCAGGTGTCCCCCGCGGCGTCGTGATACAGTGTTCGACTCACGTTGTCCGGAGAGGGAAACTTGTGCACGATTTGCATCGGAGGACGCATTGCGTACACCGCGAGGATACCCACCGCGAACGCGCCGACAAAAAAATGTAAATCGAGGTAACGATCCATGTATGGCCTCACTCTCTTTACTCTTATGCGGAGACTTTTCCGAGCACCAAAGTGCACAGCTCCTTTTTGGTGAGCTTACTCACCGTCTTGTTTTGTAGTAACTCCGGGCGATGTGCGCGGATCGCGTTCAGCAGATCGTTCTTGCTCATGTAGAACGGCTTCGAGGAGGCGGAGGACACGCACTCCTGGTAGGTGTTGAACAAGAAGCGACGCGCGTTCTCGGGCCCGTTGCGAGACGCCTCGCGCAGTTTGTCGACCGTTTTGTCGCGCGCCGACTCCGGCGCGGGCGTCGAATCTCGGACATCTGACGGACGTTCGCTGACGAACATGGAGGGCGCTAACGATCGTACGTTGGCGATGCGAGCGTCGAGGGATGCGAGGGCGTCTATCGTTTCGCGCACTCGACGTTCCAAGTCCACGTTGTCGCCTCGAGTGCGAAGGTACGTGCCTCGAACCGCGAGATACGACCGATGTACGTCGCGGCGTTCTTTCAGAAGACTGCGTAGAAGCGACGCGCGAGCACGATGTTTTCCCTTAGGAACACGGACGGTCTGATCCTTCACCACCACCACGAAATGGGTGGGGGTGTCTTCGACGGCGCCCAACCTAGGTCGGTCTTCGACTTGCTTGCGCAAAAGGAGATATCTTTCAAAATCCATGGAAGAGGGATTCCTTTACTCAAGAGCGCTTTATTTAACTGAATATAAGATCCATGAGACTGAAGAAGTAGAAGAGTACGATCGCGGACACGATACTCACGAAACCGAGCGAGTACATGGTTTGATGCTCCTCTAACCCGAACTCTTTGGGCGTCCCGTCTACGGAGAACATCACACGAGGGCGAGCGATGACGAGCAGCAGCATCACTACGATCAAGCACAGCGCGCTATAGAAAATACGACTTTTCATCATCCGAGCGGGAGTTTTATGTTATATGTCTTTTTTAGTCCGCCGTCTCCTCCGCGTTCTCTCCGGCGTCTTCTCGCCAGTCGTCGGCACCATTCTCGCCTTCCTCCTCGTTCTGTTCTAGCTCCAATCCGACGGAGTCCTTCAACATTTTGATCAAGTTACGCTGCTCCGCGTCCATGTTCTGATAGGATTTCAGCATCCGTTGCTTGTCTCTCTCACGAAGGAGCTCCACGCGTTTGTTGATGGCGTCGATTTCGACGAGCTCCTGTTGTCCCTCCGCCACGATGCGATCGAACCCTTTGCGAACGATGCGGACCAAATCGTCGTAGATCTCTTTGCGATCCGGATCGATCGGAGGGCGAAAGCCTTGGAAGAGCGCTCGAAACAGTCCGTGCACGGTGCGTACGCACGCGACGGCGTTGTAGAGATGCGATCGGAGAGGATCCGAGCGAACGAGATGAGCCCGCACCACTTTCGCGTCGAGGGCGCTGTCGCTCTCGTAAAGCAAAAAGGCCAACTCTTTATTCACGCTGAAGGTCACTTTGCGCGGGGGGACATCTCGCAACACGAGCTCCAAAAAGGGGCGCAGGTCGAACACGTCCTCCATGTCGTCCACCATCCGAGTCAACTCTTCGTCGAGCGCATCCGGATCGTCCGCTTCCATCTCCGGCGGTTTCGAGTCCGCGATGGGTGCCAAACGTATCTTCGACAGTTCCTCCAAGCGCGACACACCGCGTTTCTTCGAAGGACGCACCGCGCTCGCCGTGGCTTCGTAACAAAAGCGCCGTCTTCGATTCGACGTGGTTCGACTAGGGTACATCACGAAGGACGGATCGACCGCGGCGCGAATCGCGCTCGTTTCCACCTGTTTCAATAGCGGAGTGTTCGCGTAGGGTTTGTAGGGAGCCGGAGAACGTTGGGATTTGATCGCGGTTTGATTTTGCGTTGCGCGTCGCGACAGCACCTCCTTTATGCTAGGGTTCTCGTTCGCGTAGAATCCGACCGCAAACGTGAGGATCGCCTCGGTGTTCGCAACGGTTTTGAAGAAGGGGTTTCTAGCTCCGTACGTGGACGAGAGCACGCTCGCGAAGTACGGCACCACTCCCCGCGGCACCTTGGGTGTCAACGGAGGCCCATCCAACGTGAAACGGTGCGCGTGCTCTGGGACCAAGCGATCCAACATTTGTCGCCGAAAGAGGACGAGCACGGTGAGTATCGCGGACTCCCCGCAGATCGTCGCGAACTCCTCCATTTGCGTTTCCTCCGAGTTTCCGAGAGGACGGGTGGTTCCGCGTTTACGTTCGAGCATCTTCTTAAGGATGCGAGAGAGCAGCACGGTCTGATGCTTCACCCGGTCCGCCTCCTGCTTCGTGACCGGGACGTGCAAGATGTTTGCGGCTTGGCCGTGCGTGCCACGGTTCGTACGGATCTCGTCGGCGAAGGGCAGCGCGTCGGACTCGTCGAAGATCACTTGGCTGCTGTCCTCGATTTCTCCTCGCACACGGAGGGACTCGTCGTGCTCGACCGTCAACGCGCGAGGCGATACTTGGGGGACGCCGCGCGCGAAATGCTCGAACGCGATCGCCATCTCCGCGTGCTCCATGGAGATGGCCTCGCTGTTATGCTGTGCGAACTGCAACGCGAGCGCGTCGTTCCGCAGTTTGGCGTTCGCTTGTTGGTTCAAGAACGGACGAAGCTCCTCACGATAGGCGCGCATCTCCTCGAAGGAGTCGAACTGTAGTCGAAACGGAGGAGGGGGGATCGGGTCGCTCGCGTCGGAGGACATTGGTTCCTTCGACTCGGAGGACGTTGGCTCCTTCGACTCGGAGGACGTTAGGAATTCCACCAAGCGCGAGAAGAAGCGCTTGTCTCGCGTCACTTCGCGCATTCGTTCCAACACGGTAGCGTCTTCGCGCACATCTTTGAGTAGCTTTCGAGTCAAGAATTTGGGAATTGTTTCGGTGGATTCGGTGGGGATTTGTTTGATGGGCTGTCTTTTGGATTGTGCTTTCTGGAAGTCAAGCTCCGTGATCTCCAACTTCTCCACATCTTGCGCGGTCAAGTCACTAAACTCGAGGCGGAAGACCCTTTCTACCGCGGTCAACACGGACTCGTGGTGAAAAGGGGTGTCCTCGAAAGCCTTCAAGCGATAGAGATGCAAGAACTGCTCCACGGTCATCCCGATACGGGCGTGCAGATCTTCGGGTGTGAGCGCTAGCGAACGGAACACGATGTTGCGACGCGCGAGATCGTGTTTGTTGTAGCGATACGCGTCGGATCCGTAGGTGTCCGGATACAGGAAAAAGTAGTTGTCCTCGAATCGTTCGACATTGTAGAACCGATCCACGTCGTCCTCCCCGCGGACTCGAAGAATCGAATCCGAGATCAACTCCACGATGGTCCCGCGAAGAGTGAGGCGATTCTCGCGGTTGAAGAAGCGCATCTCGCATTTCGTCGGAAGATACGCGACCACCTCCGATAGTACCGAGTCGTAACTGTCCATATCGAACACGACCAACGAATCGGCTTTCGACACGGTGTGGGCCAACCCGGACGTTCGTACTCTATCGTCGCATAGGAATCGAGCGGACACCATCGGGGAAACGGAAGGCGCGCGATACGGAGCGGGGACGGTTTCGTACATGCAATCCATGACGCGCTGATGATCCGGCTTTGGTTTAATCACTCCTCTGTACATGTCGCGCACATACGGTCTCATGCGCTCGCACATTCGTGATTTGTTCTTGACGAAGGGGACGTCGTAAACCGAGGCAAATTCTTTGAGGTTCGCGAGGGTGAGTTTCTCCAAAAATTCGTGTTTGGTGTCGCTGTTCTCCTCGCGGTCGTAGAACATGGGAAAGTCCATGTAGAACGGTCTCTCGAACTCCTGACCGACGGTGTCCAACACCGCGTTCACCGCATTGGGACAATGTGCGTCCAACGGTGTGCCTTGAGCGAGTTCGTCATGTTGGCCGTATGGTGCCTCCACGAACGTTTTGCCGGGTTGCGCCTCCTTGAAGTCCGCCCTTCGCTTGCGGTAGTCTTTGCCCGAGTCGCGCACGATAGGGATCTCTTTCGTGTAGGTGTCGACGCGAACGATCGGACGCCATCGTATCGGAAACATAGGGTGGGGCTTGAAGGAGGTATCGAACAGTCGCGCGTAGGAGGCCACGTCCGGATGGTTAGGGACCAACTGTTGTAGATCCGTTTGAAGGTGCGTTTGATCCATATTCGCGATCGAGATGGGTGCTTCGCGATCGATCTCCAAATCGCCCTCGAACTCCTCGAAGATCAGATCGTCCACATGACGCACTTCGACGACCGGCTCGTTACGGTTCTCGGTTTCGACCACCGTATTGGTCGCGTTCGTGTCGACTTCTTCGTCGGTTGTCGGAGAGTCCTCCACGGGCAGGGTGGATGTGGCGAGGATCAGATTGGATACGCGATGTCCCACCTCGAACACGTACACCGGCGGTTCTCCGGGCTCGTATATCGGAGCGGAGACCTCGGAGGCGTCCGCATCGATTAGGACCATAGGCGGTACGGGTTCCTCCAGCAACGACCGGTCCACAATTGCGCCCTCTCGAAACGTCAAAATCAAGAAACGCTTCTTCACGACGCGCGCAAGCAAAAAGGTGAACATGGGTTTGGAAACGGGGGTCTCTTCGTCGCGAAGATTGTCCATCGCGTCGGGAAATTTGTTGAGAAACTCTTGCACGTCTCGATTGACACGCTTCGCCTTCATCGCACGCTCCAACATGGCGACGATCACCTCGCGGTACTTGCGCATGATGGTGCGTCGACGCTTCGAAGACACCGAACGAAAGTTCGCCTCGTTCGTAGCAAAAAGAAATGCGGCTAACCACGTGTCATTCTCCTCATCGTTACGAGGACACACCATCAAATTTGATATAGAGTACGCCGTGTCGTACGGGCGTGCGTCTCCGCTCATTTTTTATATTTAGCGTAGGTTTTAATCCAATCCTTCGCGACATGCGAGCGTATATGGTCTGCGACGTATCGCGCGGCAGCGCGAACGAATCTCTGAGCGGAGTCGAGGGAGTCGATCCGTTTGCCCACGAACTTGATCATGACGACGTTGTCCGAAGGGTGAGGCACGGTGTATCCGATGTAGGACAGTCGGACGTCGAGTAGTTCCGGTGGAATCTCGTCCGACTTGTCGTCGCGCATCAGATGGCTGATCAGCACGGATTGGACGATGTTCCCCTCGGTATGCCCGGCGTTCTCGATGGTTACGCTGTACATCTTGTCCGCCTCCAACTGATAGCGTCCGACGTCTTCCTCCGCGATGCGTTCGATCTTGTCCGCCAAAATCGTGAAAGCTCGGGTGAAAATCTCACTCGCGGACACTGCGCACTCCGAGTGCACCACGAAGTCGAAGGAGCACGGCTCTTTGTACTTGTTCACGTGAAACTTGCGCTGCACGTCGAGATGATCGAACTTTCGTAGGAGCGCCTCTTTCTCGTCCTCCTCCAGTTCGCTGTTCTGTATCTCCAGACTTCGGCGCGCTTTTTGGGCCGCCTCCGGATCGATCGTGTTTCCGAAGCAGCAGGTGCTGACCATTCCGAAAGAGGCGTTCGTGGAGGCGGGGTGCACCTCCGCGCGCATCTCCGCATGGAATCGGCTGTTCTTCGCGGTGTTCAGCTTCGTGATCAAGATGTGGTCTCCCGTGATCGGACACGCCGGGAACAGTCGCTTCGCGATCGCGTCGTCGTACTTTTTCGCCTCGTTGTCGAACACGCGGATGTGCGCGCTCGTTACGGGCAGATGCGGAGTCGCGTCTTGGTTGATTCGATCGATCTCGAAACGGTATCGGTCGGTGTCCCACGTGTCGATCTCCTCCATCGATGCGCACACCGGGATCATGCTGATGCGGTGCATGATGAACTCGTTGTGCAGCGGTGTGTTGTTGGTATGGATGAGCACGGGCGGACGATCTCCGTGGTACGACGCGTCGAAGGGAAAGCCCACGTTTTGGATGTCGGACATGATCACACGGCGAATCCCGTTGACCAACGAAAGGTCGACATTCGTAATGCGCACCTCCAAGTGTTGTTGCCCGCGAAGAAGAGTGATCTCGAACATGGCTCTGCGGACAGGCGTAGATATCTAAAACATAGCTATTTATTTAAAATCAATTTTTATCCGATGTCGCGTCAAGACCTCATCTTTGTCAGTCGAGATTGCGAATGGTGCAAGCAGGCCATCGCGCTCGTTTCTCCCAAAGACGCGAATCGTTACCTAATGATCGACGTGGCGAACGCGCCCAATCTCCCGAAGTGCGTCGATCGTGTCCCGACGCTCCTCTCCCACGAGAAGAAGCTGTATCAAGACGACGCGCTCTTCGACTATCTGCGTGCTCGAAACGAGGTGAATCCGTTCATGATCAAGGAGATGTCTGGGCTCTCGGACTGCTACTCCTATCTTGGCGACGACACCAACACCAACGGGATGTCGCACACGTACAACTTTTTGTCGGAAGGCGACAATACGATTCCCACGCCTACGGACGAAGACAAAGAGCGCATTGTCAACTACGATCAGTTCATTGCGCAACGAGATAATGATTTAAGCAGTATTCTACAATCTTCTAGTAACACCGCGCATGGAGGACAAAAATGCATTAGTGGAGACGTTCAACGTCAAGTTGACTGAGTTCGCGCGAGATTTACTCGCGCTTTACCCTAAGGACGCCGATGTGGCCACCTTCAAAACGTCCGTGAGTATGGCGTTGGTGGTGGATCCGCGTAAAGCGGAGCGTATGTTCCACAAGTTCGTCACGATCCCGTATGGAGACGCGTTGTTGGCGCGCGACGAAAGCGTGTTCGTGAACCCCGGACTGCTGGAGGCGAAGATACAGACCATGGCGGACGTCGACACGAGCGTGGATTTTACGGAGACGCTCCTAGCGAAACTACGCAGCTACTGGGCGGACATGTCCGAGAACGATCACGTGGCCGTGTGGAACTACTTCAAAATCTTGGTCCTTCTTTCTCGCAAACTTCGAAGCGATTAAGAATATCTATCTAAAGCTTGAGTGCGCGACAAGGAAGTAACCTTCATATGGGATTCGAAAGCCAACAAACGGTCGTGTTCAATCGCATACTGCTCAATTTTTTGAAAGAGATCCGCCATCGTGACGACAGCGTACGCCAATCGCTCAAGGAGCACTACAAGGTCTTCGACAAGAGCTCCAACGAGTACATCGATTTCCTACGATCTCAAATCACCGAGGATGTGTGGTCCGCGCTGCAGACGAAGGATGACATCTTCGACGCGGAGAGTGTCCTCGAACTGCAGATCTTTCGCACCGTGACGGTGCGCGACATCGTGCACAAGATCGTTCGCGAGAACGACGCCGACCGTCGTACCGTGAAGTTTTACTTGTACCTGCTGATCACGATCTTGTACTTCGATCGCGCGGAGCTCGCGTTGACGGACAACGATCGCGCGTTGCTACTCTCCAAGACGCTCCGTCTGCTCAACGGGGAGGAGGCCGAACTGGACGAGGTGTTGGACGACACGCTCGCGAACATTTTAGAGCGTGTGCGAGCTCTTCGCGATTCCTCGACGTCGTCCGCTCCGTCGTCCCGAGGCGATCTGCCTTTCGACATGAGCTTTTTGGAGAACACGAAGATCGGAGAGTTGGCGCGCGAGATTTCTCAGAACGTGGACGTGTCCAAGCTGAACCCCGAGGATTTGATGCGTCCGGAGACGTTGCTCACCGGTGGAGGGGACGGCGTGCTCGGCGATCTGATTCAGTCGGTAGGAGACACCATCCAAAACAAGCTGGACAAGGGCGAGATCGATCAAGAGCAACTTATGCAGGAGGCGATGAGCATGCTCGGGACCTTGGACAAATCCGGTCATGGCGGGATGATGGCGGGGATCTTCGACATGATGAAGGACGGGATGCCTCCAATGCCTCCAATGCCGCCGAATGACAACTCCGCGCGCGATCGGTTGCGCAAGAAGCTGGCCAACAAAAAAAAACCTTCTCTGTAGAAGTAAAGCGTCGATGCGTGAGCGCATTTGGTACGAAGATCCTGCGGGTTTTTTCCACACCACTCGTTTGTTCGACGTGATTCCTTCCCCGGACGTGGGGTACGAATCTCGCCTGAATCGTGTCGTACGATTGGTGATGTACGTGAGCATCGTGTGTTTTTTCGTCACCGCGAGCATGCGATGCGCGTACCCGTTGGTGCTCGTCGCGATCGGATCCTACGCGTTGCTGTCCGCGCACCGGTCGTCGTCGGAGGAGGACTACCACGAGTCCTCGCATCCTTCCGAGGAGGAGCCGAGCGAGTGCACTCGCCCGACGCGCGACAACCCCTTCATGAACGTCACGATGGACGAGTACATCGGCAATCCGAAACGCGCGAAAGCGTGCGCGGTAGCGCGCGTCCATCCGGAGATGGACGCGCGATATCGCGAGAACAAGCCCGTCGATGTCGCTCGTAACGAAAGCATGTATCAAGGCGTGACGGACGTGTTGTCGCGCGACGCGTCGCTGCGTCAGTACTACACCATGCCGAGCACGACGATCCCGAATGCGCAGGGAGAGTTCGCGAATTGGTTGTACGGGATCGAAGGGAAGACCTGCAAAGAGGGCGAGGGGATTCGTTGCCCCTTCACACATAGGAATTCTTAAAAAAAAAACAGCACGTAAGATAAATACCAACCACCTCCATGACGCGTCAATTCGATCACACCGATCGTATAGAGGCGGATCCGTGCGCGCAAGACGCGCGTCAACGTGAGAATTTCGACATGTTTTCGTATCACCTGTTCAACAGCTACCGCACCAATCTCGCGGAGCCGAAAGCCTGCGAGAAGGCGTCCGGCGAGCTGGAGGAGTTCTACACCGACAACTTCATGCGCATTCGTAACGGATACGGGGTGGCGTCGGCGTGCGTCATCGACGAGGACAGCCGCATGCGCAACATCCCGATGACGCACGATCGCGGTCGTCACCAACTGATTCAACGCACCTTCCAGGCCGTGCCGGACCTCTCTCACGGAGAGGCTCGCCCGGAGACGGAGAGCACTCTTCAGCAGGGCGAGAACACCTACCAGTCCAACCAGTGCGAGCGAAATCATGTCCAAAGCCAGTTTCTTCCGATGATCCCCTGCTTGCGAAACACCGTGCAAGATCCGCGCCACATCATCCCTTCGTGGACGCGTGGTGGGGAGAGCACGCGCGACACACTGAAACAGAAGGAGTTCATGGAGAAGAACGGCTACGCCTTCGACCAGGGAGTGTGGTCCAAACGTCAATGCGGTGCGCCGATGCTCTAAATAGAACGTTTTTTTCTATTTTTTATCTATCGATTAAGCAAATAACCACTTAAAATGAACCGCTTGGTATACGACGAGTGCTCCTATCGTCAAGCCCTCGCGCAAAGCATCGCGCCCATCAACTACACGTTGGATCCGTTGAAGTACGAACACACCGGGAAATGTCGCCCGGACATCAACATTGTGGGGGGTACACACGTGTCTCACATCAACGGAAACCTCGTGGACCTGGAGAACAGCCTCCGCGGACAGACGGTCCCCGTGACGCATTGTTCGCAGTTCAAACACGGCGGCGCTCAAGCCGGGAAGGAGTACATCAAACCGGTGGAGCACCCCGTGCTGGACACTCGCATGCGCCATCTGTCGCAGTGCAGCGGCAAAAAATAAAAATTATGTTGATATTAAAGTAATCACGTATGAGTTTCTCCGCTCTTTCTTACGATCCTTGCGCGTACGACAAATCGTTGCAAGAGTCGCTCGCGGTGGGAAAATACATGCTAGACACCACGCTGCGTCCGTCCGACACGTTCGTGAGCTCTCCGCACGTTCGAGCTCAAAGCACCGGGGTGGCGCGATGCAATACGCGTCCGTTGGTCGACGTCGACTCCGAGTTGATGGGTCTGAATCGAGCCGCGAGCAAGTGCCCCGACGCTCAATTCTCGCAGGACTACTGTCAGGTGGATACCCTACCCTCCGAGGCCGAGATCGACCTTCTGTCCGCGGAGGACACGCTGCTTAGCAATCCCCCGTGCACCCTTCGAGGCACCGGTTGGAATCGTTGGGAATGGTTGTGCACCGATCCGCAAAAACGGGCCTTGATGCCTTTCGAAACGAACGTCCAAAACAAGCTCATCGTACGCGACAACCATCGTCCGTGCGTCTCTGCACCGGAAGATCAGCACAACGTCGTCCCGAACGGCGCGGACCCCACTTGCTACACCGACATCGAGCGCGCGTGGAAGCCGATCGACGACAAGGACACTCCGCCGATGTTGCATTGGCGTCCGTGTTGCGAGATCAAACAGTTGTAGCTCGCGATTAAATTATAATCCAATATAAAGCGAAACGAGCTCACCTTTCAACCATGACTTCGTTGCCTTTGTCGTTAACCTTTATTGTCGACGACAAGGGGCGTTATTTTTCCGTTCAGCCCGGAACCCAACCGCACTATATGGTCGCCGCCGTCGACACGACGCGCATGCGAAACATCGTGCAGTTGATGACAACGGTTCGAAAAAACCGTGGGGTACGATTCAACCACGCGTGCGATCACATCAAGCACACCGACGTTCAACACACATTCGACCTGAGAACGGCGTCCATACCATCGGATGATGTCAACTTCGAAAAGATTCACATGAGCGTCTTGGATCTGGAAGACAACGCGTCGTCGAGATATATCGTACACACACTGCTCTTTTCCGGGATGAAGTTGTTGATCGTGCAGGATCATACGTACGATTCACACAACGGCGTGTTGTCTTTGCAAGGGGTGGTGTTGACGGGTAACGACGTGCGCGACCCGAACGATCACACCACGAACTGCTTCGGGTACTTGGAGGACATGTTCGAACGCTCTTGATGCATAATTGATTTAAACATGTGGACAGTCTATCAGATGTAAAAAAAACGACGAAAATATTAACGGGGGGCAATTGGGCGTAGAGACAACTTCCTCCGATCGATTCGAGTTTCAACATGACTGGATTTTATAAAGGCGGCGTGTTTCAGATCCTCCTGCAAACACGCATCCCTCTAACCTCCAAGGAGGTTTGGACCATTTTCCAAACAGAGTATCGTAACGAGCTGCGACGGTATCCGGGTAAGACCAAACACGCTTCGGTGGAGTCCGCGTTGTGTCAGCTTGCCGTGAAAGATCACATGATCAAACGATACATGGACAACGATGAGAGTAAATGTTTGTATCGATACTACATCGACGACGACGAAACGTTGTCGATATCCACGCAACGAATGGAGGACGCCGCGCATATTTTGACGGCGTTATCTTCCGGAAGATAAAATATGCTGCTAAAATAATATAGGCTTCTGAATGGCGGCGTACAGTCGTCTCGCGGACGCTCCAATGGAAGAATTTACACACAACAACATGGTGCCTTTTTTTGGTGCAAAATTGTCACAAAACGTCGATTTAGACCGGGGAAACGATGTGGTGCTACACAACCACACCGGTGTGACTCGCGACCAACCCGACAAGATCGAGACGGGAAACTTTGGAGACATGAGTCCCCACATCGGTGTTTCCCAGCAGCATTTCTACACGCGCTCTTTGGATCGTATGGAGAACTCGCGTCTGCGCACGAACGAGTTGCCTCAAGAGCAGCTTCGAGTGGGACCCGGCACGCGCGACACGGATCCTGTGGCGGGAGCCGGCGGATTTCATCAGGACAACTTTCGCGATTTGAAAATGTATCCGTCCGTAAACGAGTTGCGCGCGAAGACGCGCCCCAAAAACACCTACCAGGGTCGCGTGCTCTCCGGAAAGGGCCCCGCTCGCAGAGGTGCGGCCGCGTCGGTTGCGAAGAATCGACCCGACACGTTCGCGGAGATGAGCGAGTCCGACATGATCCCCACGAGCGGCGTCAGCCAAAACACCGCGCGATCTTGTCCGACCGTACGACCCACTAACCGACGATTCGTGAGATCGCACACCGGGCCCGCGCATCTGTACGTCGCCGAGGGAGCCAAACGCCCCGACGTGCGCGCAAGCGAACGCGCGCAACACGGAGGTTTCGACGTACGCTCCCAAAGAGGAGCGAATCGTAAAACCCACGGAGACTACGGCCGCGCGGGAATGATGGTGTACGACACGCAACGCAACAACGAAACGCACACCGGAGTGTCGAGCATGCTGTCCACGATAGTCAAGGCGATGGCGGCGCCGATTATGGACGCGATCCGTCCCACCACGCGCGAGTACCTTGTGCAAAACGCGCGCGAATACGGTCCGGTGCAGGCGATCGTCGCTCACAAACCCACCGTCCACAATCCGAACGACGTGGCGCGCACCACCGTGAAAGAAACCACCATTCACGACGCCCGGACGGGGAACATGCGCAGCTACGAGAAGACCACGGTGTACGATCCGAACGACGTCGCGAGGACAACAATCAAAGAGACCAACATACACGACACGAGGACCGGTCCCGTTCGACCTCTCCCCGGAGGATACGCTACCGCGGAGGACGAGGCGCGGGTGACCGTACGCGAAACCGGAGACGAACCCGATCGCTCCATGAACATGCGTGGAGGCGCCTTCAAGTCCACCGTGTACGATCCCAGCGATGTCGCCAAAACCACCGTGCGCGAAACCACCACCGGCGAGGTTCCCTTGGGGGCGGTGGGCGCCGCCCAAGACGGGGACGGATACCGTACCACCAACATGTACGCCAATCCGACGAACAAACAAATCACCTCGGACAACTTCTACGCCGGACAACCCGAACGAGAGAACGCCGACGGCTACCGCGCCACCAACCCTCAAGCCCCGATTACTTCCAAGCAAATCACCTCCGACAACGAGCACTTCGGAATGGCCGGACACGGAGAGGTGGAAGCGGCCACGTCCTACGAGGCGATCTACAACGCTATCATCAACGCCGATCGCGAGGGCACGTTGGTCCGATCCGTTCCGACCGCTAGCGGAACCAAAGTGACGCAAGGTTCCGAATCCGTGCATCTTACGTCGGAACGCGGTCCCTCCGTACAAACGGACGGGGCTCGAGTGGACCGCATCTATCAATCGTCCGCGACCACCTTGGACGCTTGTTCTACACGAGAGCCGATTTCCAACGCCCGCGACCAACGCCTGGATCCATCCTTGCTGGGTGCCTTTCGCGACAATCCCTACACGCACTCGCTTTCGTCCGTTGCGTAAATTAGCTTGGTAGATTCTTGTTCGAACATATAAACCATGAGCGGAAACGAATACGCGGACGAGCTCGGCTGCCGGTGCGTGCCTTTGTTTATGCAGGGATTCGTCTCGATATACGACGAGGTGTATCGTACCTGCAAGAACAAGAAAATGTTGCTCCGCGATTTTCAAACCGCGTTGGAGAACATTCCGCAATGGAACGACATTATTTTGGAGAACGAGTTCAAACGTTTCGAACGTGTCAGCGATTGTGATTGGTTGGAACAGCTCATCCACACGGCGATTGTGACCACCGCCGCCAAACTGTCTCAAGGCGCCATACGTTCGGAGTTACTCCCTAAGGGCCACAGTTTCGTGCACAAATGCTACGTTCACGCGGCTCGTGAGTTTTGGCGAAAACCGATGATGTTCTATGCGGGGCATCGCGGGAAGGAACGCCATCGTTACATGCAAGAAGCGCGAGATGTGATGAAGCGTTCCATTATGGCTACGATTCGCGAGCACATACCGTACAAAGACATCGCGTGCGAAATCCTCGAACGTGGGAAATACGTGACCACACCGCACTCTACGGAGAATATCGAGCGACTGGCGAACACGCTCAAACAACAGCTTCGCATGGACACGATCGATCAAGACGATCAACGATCGACGGAACACGTCTCCGCGAATCATGAGGATAGCCACGAAGTGACCTCGAACGCTTCCAACGAGAAAGTGGAGACCGACGAACAAAGCCATAACGAGGAGGAGCGGGAAGGGCTTCCGGCCGACGAACCAAGCCCCACCC